CCATATTGGCAGCCGCAGAAGTAAGTTTATCAATACCATCAGCAAGACCATCAATAGCATCTGCCATTATCATAAGTGGGTCTGCTGCTTCTATCGCAATTCCTGCAAGTGTCTCAAGGGTATCAAGAGGACCACCTCCACCAAGAAGACTTCCAATTCCACTCATAAGCCCTCCAACAAGAGCCCCAGCAGAGAAGGCCATAAGAGCTGGTAACACACTCATAAGAGCTGGGCCCATCTGTTTAAAACTATCCCAATCAACTGAACCAAGCCTTTCAGCTACATCCGCAATAGGCCAAAGAGCCATTGCTCCAATCAATATAAATGGAGCCGCCATTCCAAGCATTATACCACCAAGAAGTAAAAGAGGACCTGATAGAGCCATGGCAAGACCAAGGTCAATCATCCAACCAAATCCGACCTGAGATAAACCTTCCGCAGCTGGGACCAATTGTTGGAGTGCAATTGCAAATACAAGGAATGCCGCTGAAATTATAAGCATAGCAGCAGCCCCAAGCAATATAGCAACCGCTCCAACTCCAGATGTCATAATAATCCCAAGAAGAGCCACAATACCCACCGCAGCAAGTAACATAACCAATCCAGCAAGAACACCTTCCCAATTAACTTCTGTCATTAATGAAAGCGCAAAAGCAAATGGTATAAGCGATGCTCCAATTAGGACCATTGCAATAGCCCCTTTAATAAGACCTTTAGCATTCCCCATCGCTGAAATACCTTGAGCAAGAGCGTTAAAACCAGCTATTACAAGAGGGGCCAGCGCACCAACAGCAGCCATAAGAAGAACTGTTGGCATTCCTAACAACAATAGAGCAAGGGCTGGTCCAGCAAGGGCTGTATTAGCAATTCCTTTAATAACACCTTTTCCACCCATAGCTTTCAACCCTTGAGCCAGCCCTTTCAAGCCACCTCCTTGACCTTTTGCTTTAGATGTTGGGTCTGATGAATTTGCCCCTGGAACTGTTGCGCTATTTGTAGCTATATCAGCACCTTTTTTCCCCATTCCTAATAAACCCTTTGCTTTTCCAAGCATACTCCCAAACCCTTTGAGACCCTGCATTGCCATTCCCAACTTAGGAGCTATCGCAACAAAAGCAATAAGACCAGCTACAAGTGCCTTCACTGGACCTGGCATACCATTTAATGTCTGAATAAATGATGTAAGAACATCAAGAACTGGTTGGAACACTACAAACAAGTTCATAACAGCATCTTTAAACGCTGTTATACTATCTTGGAATGACTGATTCTGCTTAGCCTGCTCCTCAAGACTCGCTTGCTTATTCATATCATCTTGAATAATTCCTTGAGCCTGTTCAGCAGTAAGGTCTTTAATATCTTTAATACCAGCCTTATCAAGCATACTTCCTTCGATAATATTTCCATTAACATCAACACTATCCTTAAGCATGTTGTTCATCATATCTTGGTCAAGAGGTTTGCCATCTGGCCCCATAACTTCTCCAAGCTGTAGGTCTGGCATAAACTCATTCTTTCTCGCATCCTCTGCATTACTTTGAATCATCTTCTGAATCGAATCCAAAGATTGTCCAGTCGCATCGGCAACAATCTGAAGACGGTCAACATCTACTGGGTCAAATTGAAACTCTCCCGTTTCTTTATTCCATGTACCAATATCGCCACCCATCTGAGTCAATATCTTTTGCAGCTCTTCTGGGCCCTTACGAGCTGCAGACAATAAGTCCATTGGATTAATTGCCGCAAATGAACCACCTGCAAGCTGAAGTTCAGAGGCCATGTCCATTGCTCCCTCAATTGTTCTCGCTCTCTTGGCGACATCGAATATTTCATCAACATTCATTTTAAGTCTCTCAGCAGTCGCAACCATTCTTGTCAACGACTCTTCGCCTCCAACAAATCCCATCTGACGCATGTTGTCGATGTTTCTGGCAACCCCTTGAAGAATCTTCTTAGAATTTACTCCAAATAGTTTAGCCATCTTGTTTGAGCCTTCCATGAATGTTTCTACATCTTCTGCGGATTTTCCAGCACGCATCATCTCCCCAGCAATTGTTGTTATTTCTCCAGAAGAAATACCAGTTGCCTTTTGTATTGCCACAAAGTGTTCGGTAGCAGATGCAAGATATTGTGTATCAGTTGTTGCAAGCTCATCTCCAAGTTGACCCATCATCTCCATAGTATCACCCACTGACATGTTAAATTCAGCAGCCTTACTTGTAAGAGCGGCCATCTGGTCGTACTTACCTTCGAACATAAGTCCAAAGTTTTTCTGAGCATCCTTGAACGCTTGATTATTTTTGTTCATTCCATCCCAAATAGACTTCAAGGCATTTCCAGAGTTCTTTTCAACCATGCTCCAAAGAGTCTTGGAGATTGAAATCTGATTTGTCATCTGATTAGACTGCTCTTGAACCAATTTATTCAAGTTTGTCTGTGATTCTATTCTTCTGTCATCAAGACTAAGTAATTGCTCTTTTAGGTCTATGTTCTTTATTTCAGATGTTATAATAGAATCAACCATCTGCTTCTCTCCAGCTAATAGGTCATTAAGCGCTTTTTGAACCTCTGATGCATCATTTAAGTTAATTGGCAATTCACCAAGTAACTCAACTAAATCTGTATTCTTATCCAAGAAATCATCCAAGTTATCCTTGGTGAGCTTCATTGCATCTTTTTCGTTCTTATTATATTCTTCCTTAAGTTTCTTAAGTTCTTTGAAATCGTCAAGCTGGTCAGCCACATCTTTTCCGTGTTCGGTAATCAACTTGTTCATCTTATCCTCTACATCAGCAATGCTATTCAAATCTTTAGCAACACCATCAAAACGAAGGTCTTTGATGGTTTTTTTGAAGATGGATGTTTGGTCAACAGATTTCTTTAAAGCATCACTAATACCATAAGTCTTGTCAACTAAATTTCCTATTTCTTTTGATTGTTCTTGAATTGATTTCTTGGCATCATTAATTAACTTAACCTCAGCCCTTCTCTGCTCATTTGACTTCTCTATTTGTTGTATGAAACCAGCAAATGCAACGCCAGTAATATCAGCCAAACCTTTGACTGCATTCTCTTGAGCACTAATTCTTTTGTTTACAGCTTCCAGTGCATCTTGGTAGGCTTTTGCCTTTTTAATGTTATCATCAAAATTTTCTGCCACAATTCAATTTTTCTATAAATAGACGAAAACAAAAAAACCAAGCTATCGCCTGGTTCAATATAATAAAATTGATGTGGTAATATAAAGAAAAAAAGCCATTCTAAATTTAGAATGGCTTTCTTTAATTATTTGTTCATTATGTCGTTATAAACTTTCGTTGGACTTGAGGCTCCATATTTTGCATCGAAACCTCTAACTGCAGAACTCATAATTGGAACATTAATGTTAGCTTGCATTACATCCAAGTGAGCTGTCTTTTCGAAAATTTCAGCAGCTTTTTTATCGCTGGAAACAGACATCTGACCGTTTCTGTATTGAATTGCCTTTTCAAGTGCTGTTGGGCTTGGTGCATTAGCTGGACCTGCCATTCCGAACATAGCCCCTAAAGACAAGAATGTTGGAATTCCAAAAGGAAGAAAAAATCCAGTGAACATATTCAAACCATTAGACTCAAGAAAACCTTTAATCTCAGTTGGTTGAAGACTTCCATAAATAACATACATCAAGACGAAGTATACAATAAAAGCAAGGGCTCCAAGTCTAATTGGAATCATCCAGTACCACATGTACAGTAATGAAAGTATTTTTTTGATGATAGTCATAATATTTAATTATTGGTTCTATCTTATTATACGCAATAAAATTAAATATGTTTCAAATTTTTTGATAAAATATCTTGGACCATATTTCTAACTCCCGTAGATTCAGCTATTTTAGCTTTAGGAAATGGTGCAGAACCTGGTTTTTGAGCAGATTTTTGAGCAGGCTCTTGAGTATTACCTTCAACGCCAAGAATAGCCCTAAGCTTATCTTTAATCATCTGTTTTCCAATGGTATCTTCAATATCATAAACGCCTTTCTCGGCACCAGTTTTTCTAACTCTTCTAACCATTATATCAACAAAGCTCTTTAAAAAACTTTCGATGCCATTAAGAGCATTGATTGTGTCTTTATCAAGAGTTTTGACATCTGCACCAGAATCCTTACCAATTAGAGCTCCAAGGAAATTATAATTAATTGGAGCGCCCTTAATAATTCCATTATCAAGTGCTGACTTAAGTTGTTTTACATACGCACTAACCCACCCTTGCTTTAATAAACCAATAATGTTATTGTATTCGTTTTTAATATTAGGAGTTGGAAAATTGAAATATAAACTTGTTTCTGAGCCACCCCTTCTTGGTATTTTATCAATTCCAAGGAAAGGTATGTTAGAAAGTTCAAAACTTACTTGTTTTTTAGATAAATCAGCAGGAGTTTCCTCTGGAGCTTCACCTTTTTTCTCAACATTCTTCTGACCATACTCAGTATCATCAGTAATCATAACTCTTGCTATAGGAGAGTTAAATTGAAGTCCGAATGTATTTGTAAATAAAGCTGGAACCCTATCATTACTAAGTGTTGTGAGTTGTATAAACTCACCCTCGTTATTTCCTCTGATTGCTGACCACCTTAACGGAAGTGTGAAAACTTCTCCACTATGACCATTCTTAACTCTATAATTAAAGCTCGAATTTGACTCATCCAATCTCTTAATAACAGCAACTTCATGTATCACTCCATCCTCCATCTCCATAATTATTCTTCTACCTGTAACTACGGCAATGATATTAAACTTGAACCTGTTTTGATTCATAGTTTGTATATTTCTGAATCCAAGAATTGTTTCAGATTCATTCGTTGTTCCATCAAGGAAATAGTGGGGACTTGGAAGCCATGTGCTATCTATGAATTTTCCACCACTAAAATATGCTTTGTTTCCATTTTTAACTCCAAATTGGCCCTTAATAAACGCTCTTCCCTTAAAAGTTCCAGCATACCATTTTCCACCAATAAATCTATCAACTTTCCCATTCTTAATCTGCATGCTCTCAGCAACAAAATCAGAATTTACAAGCCACTTTAGTCCTTCACTACTCCAATCTTGATTTGTGAACGCAGCATATCCTGGGAGTGGTTTTCCAACAACACTACCAGTAGCCTTAAATTCTACGGACCAATCAGGATTTATTTTTACAACGTCATCTTCATACATCAAGCCACTGATGTTCAAGTTACCTCTATCACCAACCTTCGACTCTTTCTTGCCAAATCCAAATATTTCCTGGAATACGGCATTGTTGCTCTCTCTTAAATCCTGAAGTTTTTTAGACTGGTTATTCATTACAAAGATAGTTTTCTAATAAATAGGTCATTTTTTTAAATAATCCCTTATCTACCCTTACCTTTTGACTTTGCTTTTGCGGCCCTATGCGCTTTTTCTTCAGCCTCCTTTTTCTTGGTAAGCTCTTCATTTATTCTATTCAAAAGCCATCTCCTCTCGGTTACTGGCATTCTCTTTACGCTCTCATGGTCAACGCCCTTTCCATAATAAGCAACAAGGAAACATTCTTCATGAACATTTTCCCTGAAAGAAGGTGGAAATGCGAGAAAGCTATGAGCTCCTCCAAAATTATAAGTATTAGTTTTTCCGCAAGATGAACAAACATGATGCACATTGGCATCAACACCTGGAATTGCTTTCTGAAGAAATTTTTTGATTCTTCTTATCTCTGGTAACTTCATCTTTCTAAGAACTTGAGATATAATCATCTTGTCCTCACATCCATTAATTGATTGAGTCATGTAGATAATTCTCTCCAAAGCACTAACTTTAGCCCTTGTCATACCAAGGTCTTCAAAATATGTGAGAGGTTTGAACATGAATATGAGTTCATCCAATAGCATTGGAATTAACCCATTCTCTGGAGCCACAACAACATCCTTCATCTGAAATGATGAAAGTCTAATCGGAACCTCTTCCTTGTATCCACATGAATGACAATCAAATTCTATATCAAGATTATCTCCATACGCAAATGAACGAAGAAATAAGCTAATAGCCTGAACATCACCAGTAAGTAACTGCTCTGGTCTGACATTTTGTTCCACAAGAATATTCTTGAGAACAAACTCCATAGCCTTACCAGATTCCACAAGGAATTCACTGGTGAGTAAGTTTTCCTCAACGTAAGTCAGTTGATTTAGAAGCAGGTAGTTCTCTTTACTTGGATAAAAAAGGCCTCTTGAGGGTATAAATAACATCTCAAAAGGCCTCTCTATGTGCTTATCCTTCTTTTCTTGTTGGATGAGGGCCGAAAGCCTCTTCACCTCTTCTGTATTTTCACTAAACTTTTTACTTAGCTCATCTACAGATTCTGACAACTCCCTTTTCAAATCATCAATAGACTTAATTGTACTATCTTCTTGATGATTTTCTGACATATTAATTATCTAAGTCTGGATAGAACAATTTAGGTGTAACAGGAATATCCCTGTTATCAATGTGAGCACAATTTGGACATTCGAAATCATAAGAAAGGTCCAATCCTGGCTCAACTCTTCTCAGATATTCTCTGAAGAAAGCTGAATCTTTCATCGGCATAATGCTAATGAATTTTTTAATGTGAAGTTTATCTCTATTACCGTTAACTTCCATAATTTGCATCACGTACTTCTCGGTAACAAGCTTTGCAACTTTGATTCCACCACCACTATTTCCTTTTACTTCAGCAGCTTTAGACAATCTCTTTTCATCCTTACCAGTAAGAAGTCTAAACTTAATGTTAGCCTTAATGATAGGTAATTGAACATCGTATTCTCCTGATGAGTCTGGCATAATTTCAAGAACTTTAGAGTTAAGTCTCTCAAGGTCGATTACTGGAGTATGAATTTGACCACAAGATGGACAAGATATTTCCCCTGGAATGTAGTCCGCTCCAAGCCCTGTTTTTCTCATTTCTATGAGAAGAAAATTTCTGTCTCCAGAAAGCATGTCGTCTGGTCTAAGGTCTTTATCCATTACCGCCTTATCAAGAAGAACATCTAAAACTTTACCAGACTTAATAAGGTCTGGAGAATAAAGAATGTCATCTTCTTCTGCAGTAAGATATTTTAGTGTTACAGTAGATTTATTATTTGGGTAGAACACGCCTTTAGAAGGTAACTCAACGGTTTCAGTTGGAACCTGGAACTCTGTCTCAAGGTATTGTTCTGGAATGTTGTGCTCTTTTGCTATGTCCTGAGCAGTTCTTTCAATTCTCTCAGTTACAGGCGATTCGTTTTCCTGATTAGGATTATAATTATTAGAATTGGTGTTTCCGCTTTTTGATGCTCCACCGCCTAATACAATTGTGTTGTCCATAATATTATTGCTTTTATGATTTCTCATAAATAATAAGCAATAAAAAAGTTAAACTAAATAGAAAATATTTTTTTGTTTTCCTTATGTTTGAGCCTGAACCTGAGATTGAGATACATTTTGTGTTTGAGACATCTCAGCAGATTGAGATTGGTTTTGCTGCATCTGCACTATTCCAATCTCCGATTGTTTAGCTAATTCAAGCTCTTTCTTAGCAATATCAAGCCTATCTTTAACAGTGTTCATAATGGCAATCCTTGCTTTCTTCTCCTCTGGCTCAAGACCAGATACTCTCATATCATTTTGTCTGAACTTAAGCTCAGCCTCAAGGTCTTTGACCTGCTCCTCGTTAGATTTAACGATTTCCTTATTAAGTTGCATAGGGTCTTCTCCAATTTCTTGCATAACTCTATACAGCTCTTCTCTGATTATTCGCCTAAGTGACTTATCCATTATTTCAATAGTTTTTTAAATCTGTTTTTTTGTTCCTTATAATTGTTCTTGAGGTCATATTCCCAGACTCTCTCTAAATCAAAACCCCTACCCTTTGCTAAAATATCTTTGAATGTGTCATTTCTCTGATTTCTTAATTGCATCTTATTTAAGTTTTTCGATTCATAAATAAGTGGATTTCCGTGAAAATAATCTCCATCTATCTCGATTATCATATTCTTGGAAGGTATGTAGAAGTCATAAATTTTGTTATCAATAATCTTTTGAGTTTCATAAGGAATCTCCAATTCATCCATCATATCAGCAAATATTCGCTCTGGCTCTGTCATCTTTTTTGACATTTTATTAGCCATCTTCTGAATTTTTTTCTTCTTTCTCAACTTTGCTACACCTGGGTTTGCGCCAATCTTTGCTTTTGACATAGCCTTCCTAACCAACTTGCTATATGAGCTTTTCTTAGCCATATTATGCAAATCCTACTGTTGGCATTACCTTCTGTAAAACAGCAAGACCTTTTTCTCCAAGCTCTGCCCCCTTGACACCTGTTAGCATTCCAGGGTGAGCAAGACTTCCTGCAAACAAAATAGCAACACCAGTCATGAAAATACCATCAGCAGCCTTGTGTAGTTGTTCTGGAGTAGCATTTGGCATAAAAGGTTTCAACGCCTTCTCAATTACTGCAATATATTTGTGGTGAAGTTTTTCTCCAGCCTTAGCTGTCTTATTCCCCCATTTCTTAAGCCAAGCAGAATTCATCTTCTCCCCAGTCCAAGAGGCAGCTTTACCACCATACTTAAGTATAGCAGGAGCAGATGCTATAAGACCAAGCAAACCCCCTTCACTCAACTCCTCATCCATACATTCCATAAACTTTCCTTCATCAAATGTAATTTCATTAATTTTTCCCTCTTGTATTGTTTGTCCTGGAGCTGCCTGGGCAGGAGCCTTACCTGCCGCTGATTGTCCAGCAGATTGAGTATTATTATCGTAAACACCAGGTGCATCAATCACACCATCCTTATCTCCAGAGGATTTTGCAAAATTAGAGAGAAGTCCAGGCAACTTACTAACCATAGTCTGCATAGCCTGGTCCATAGTAACATCAATATTTTGTGCTATTTTTTGGTCTCTCTGAGGGTCCACAGCTGGAGCTTGTGTGCCTGGGGCTGGAGCTGGTGTAGCGCCTACTGCACCTGGGGTTGGAGCCTCATTAATCCTACTCTCAACAAGAATTTTCATCTTATTAAGCGATTGTTCTATCAATTGTTTTTTTGTGCTCATGTAAATTTCTTTTTAATAAATATAAAAGAAAAAGGCTTTTATTTAATAAAAGGTCTGTTTTTTGCAAAAAAATTGAATATATACAATAAAGAGACAACCTTACATAAATCTATCTTAAACATGGAAAATATCTTGACGAATTTTGATGAGAATTCAAGAGCTGTAATCAAAGAATTAGTGAAATACAACAAGAAAATGACTGACCTAATCAGCAAGTTACAAAGCGCAAGAAATACAATAAACAACAAGGTAAATTTCATGAATACTCTTACTCAAGAAATAAAGAAGTAATATGGCAACTCAAGACAACAACATCATACTACAACAACTCCAAAAAATGGAGGGGAAAATTGATAAATTGGCAAGCGAACTACACAATACAAATCTTGAGATGACAAGAATTGCTGGAATGAAATTCGCACTTAATGACATCAAGACTTGGAAAGAAAATGTAGAGAGCGTTGTAAACCCAGAAGACTTGAGGGAAATGAAAAAAGCCCTTCAAGACATCAAAGCTTCAAGTGAGGAAATTGATAGACTTGAGGAATTAATCAAATCTATCAAAGAAGAAAAGGCAAAAGATAGAGTGGAGATTGATGACTTAAAAACTTTTAAAGCAAAAACAAAAACTGTTGTCGCAATCTTGGTCGCTTTATTTAGTACTGCTATAACTGTGCTTGGTTGGTTTCTTTCTTAGAAGCCCTCTTAGCCATTCCATCAACCATTGTAATATATTTAGCTGTATTTCTATTGACGTGGTGAAAAACCACGCTAAATCCTTCTATTGATTCTATAGCTCGCTCCCAAGATTCACGATTTTCAACTGGTTTTTTCTTATTATTCAACCAACCATTTGATTGCCACTTTTCATACCACCTATCTTTAAAACAATTAATTACATAAGCGCTGTCTGAATACAAGATAATCTCACTACTAACTACGTAGTTACTATTCCTAAGTGCTTCAAAAGCTTTAGCCACAGCGACTATCTCCATCTCCTGGTTTGTAGTTCCACTTTTAAACCCTGAATCGGAAATCACAATTTCCATATCCTTACCATCTTCCTGGTCAAGGATTACAAAAGCCCAGCCTCCAGTACCACAACCAACACCGTTATCCCTTAAATTTTCTTTACAAGCTCCGTCTGTGTATATGTTCATTCCCCCTTTATTTTTGGCTGAACTGGTAATAAGTCTTCACTCATTGTTTTTGCTTTAACACCCTTAACTATTGGAAATGTAAATTCTGACCAGTCTATTGGCTTGGTTTCAACTTTTGGAATCTCTATAAAAACATCATCCTTAAGTTTATATTCAGCATCACCAATTACCCAATAATTTTTATAATTAGTACCTTGTATTCCGCTTTTAGTTACATAATTAAAAAACCAACCGTGAATAAAATCGTGGCCTGAACCAATTTCATAAAAATACTCTCCCTTAAATTTAAAGTCAGATTTTTTATCTTCTGTGAGGTTAGCTATTTTTTCTTCTAACTCTCTTCTTGCGTCTTCCTCTGTCACATAAACAAAGTGAAAACTTTTTTCTTCTTTACTCATATTATTTATCTATTTGACGGTACATATTTTTCATTCACAGTACCATCATCATTTAATTTACAATGCACTACTCCATGGCAATTTGAGCATAGTAAAATACATTTGTTTAATTCAGGCAATAAATTAATCCAAGATTTTTTTCTCATTTTATTCCAATTCATTTCTTTTTCTTCTGGGTTTTCGTGATGAAATTCAAAACTTGCATAATGACCTACAAACCCACATTCAACACATTTGCCCCCTAAGTGCTCTATTGCTCTTTTTTTAAAAATCCTTGCCCTTTCAATATCATGTTTTCCACTACAATCTTTACATTTTCCATGATTTTTTAAACTATATGGAGAAAAATCTTTCTCTTTTTTATAATTATTACAACCATAGCACCATTGATGGTTATGTGGGCAATCGCCTCTTTCTTCTATTTTTTTTCTGTGTTCTAAAATCTTATTTGCATGCTCAATATCCACTTTACTAATCCTACTAAGTCTTCTATCTTTCTCAGCCATCCTGAAGCATACTTTACAATCCAGCCTATATGTGCCATTATGTTTATGATAATTATCTAAGCCTTTTATTTCATCACAAGTTCTACATTTTCTATTTTCCATTTTTTATTTATAAATAGTAATAAAAAATATGTTTTACTGTAGTTTATTTTAAACTACAGCTATTCATCCTTGTTTAAAAATGATATATCAAGGGTCCAATCATATTTACTTCTTTCTTCCCAAATCATAAAAACCTCTTCAATATATTTATCCGCCTGTTCTTCTGTTAAATCATTAACTTTCATTAGATGTAACTTAGCTTCTTTTTCTTTCCCAGAAACTCTTGCAAATCCAAAATGTTTTGTAGAATGGCAATCTGGGCAAAGGGCTATTAGACCACCAAGAGTTTGCGTACAATCCCCATCATCATATTCCCAAATTTCATGACACTCAACTGGATGATTGGGACCTTTTCCACCACATACCTCACATTTATATCCAGCCTTTTTGTAACATTCCTTTCTAAGAACATCCCACTCTGCAGGAGTAACATTGGAACGTACATTGCTATACCAAGCTGTACTCGGAACTAATTCAATTGTTAGCTTCATTTTTCAACTCTTCTTGTGTTTTGTCAACCCTCACTATTCTGGTCCCTCTCTTAAAATTGATGTAACCCTTCTCATTCTTAACAAATTCGGCAACATAAATTCCATTTGCACATAATATAGGTAATAAGTCTTGAACCGTTGGCTCAAAAGCCCTAAGTGTGGTGTGACTAATTCCATCACCAACTTTCATCGTCAGATATTCTTTCCCAGTCTTTCCTTGAACTAACCTGAATGTTTCTACAACGAAAATGTAGTAATCATTATCATCGAAATTAATCACAGTCTCCACTGGCTTATCTCTCTTTGCCCTCTTATTCACATTACCCTTAATGTCAAGTATGTATTTAATCTTTTCAAGGTCAAAGTTACATACATCAATGAAATCAGACCTCTTTAATGCCTCAGAGGTTGGTGGATATTTATTCTCCTCCTTTTGAACTGGTATATCAAAAGCAGCGTCATTCATATCAAACAACACACCCTGGTTAGCCGCCACTTTCTTTTTCTTCTTCTGCTTAAGAGCAAGCAATTGCTCTCTTGAATCACTCCAATCATCAAACACACCTGCCTTAAGACAAGCTGTAAAAGCACCTTTATTAAACTTACTGAATGGCAACCTCATGAATGTGCTCATATTAACAGTTTCGAGAGTTTTTGGATTTCCATCCTTCACTGGAATTTCTGATATGAGATGAATCATTTCTTCATAAGCAACTGGACCCAATCCATTAATTCCTGAGAACCCCATAGATATTTCATGGTCATCAGTCATTGTCCATTCCCAACCCGACTTTCTTGACGGTCTCTTGATAACTATTCCTTTTGACATTGCTGATGCAATTGCTGATGCAATCCACTGCTGCTGCTTCTCCTTGGTTCCAGACTTTGGGTGATTCAATAGTGCTGTGTAAAACTCGGTAGGATAATAGTGCTTCAAGTAAAGCGTCTGCATCGCAAGATATGAATACGAAAGTGAGTGAGATTTATTAAATGAATATCCAAGATACTGGATTACCCAATCCTTAATTTTATCAACCTCACCAGTATCATAACCTTGAGCAGCTGCACCTTCAAGGAACATGTTCCAATATTGTTGGAAGCCTTTCCAATTGCTATTGTTCAGTTCATCTTCAGTCAGCCTCTCTCCAGCAGAGTGTCTTGCAATAATCTTACTCGCCTTATCCATGTAGCGCCTAAGATTATCTCCCTTACCAAGACCCATTCCACCAATCTTATCAGCGATGAACATAAGTTGCTCTTGGAATACAAGTACCCCATTTGTCTCCTTAAGAATAGATTCAAGAGCTGGGTGGGCCAATTTAATCTTTTCTGGATTAAATTTATTCATGATAAACTCTTCGTGAGCACCAATCCCCATCGGTCCTGGTCGGTATAGTGCATTGCATGCAACAAGCTCTTCAAACTTCTCAACTTGCATTCCTCTAATAAGATTATTCATCCCATGGCTTTCAAACTGAAATATACCATGATTAAGTCCAAGTCGAAGTTCGATGAATAAATTTTCATCTTCAAGGTTAACATAGTCAACTTTATCAGATATATCAATTCCTTTATTTTTCTTAACGATTTCAATTGTTTCCTTAATTACATTAAGGGTCTCCAACTTAAGTCGGTCTAATTTTAGAATGCCGAGAGCACTAAGGTCTTTGCCAGATTTATCTGCCTCTTGGAATGCTGTTACAATATTTTCGTTTGATGCGATTATATTTGTCGGAACATAGTTCCAAGATACATCTGGAGTAATTACCACACCAGCGGCATGCTGACCAATTCCTCTGATGTTTCCCTGAAGCTTTAACGCAACTTCAATCATTTCTTTGTTCTTAGGGTCACGAATCCAATTTCTAACCCTTGGGCTACATTCTGGCTTATCTGGCCACACCTCAAACCAATGTTTAAGTGTGTCGTTATACTTAAGGAAATCTGGCATCTCATCAGTAACGGCAAATACATCAGAGCCAAACCCCGTTGCCTCCTTACCTTGGTATGCACGAACAACGTCTTTAATTGTATTTTTCTCCGAGAATGTTCCAAAAGTACCAACAGACATCACACGCTCCTTACCATATTTATCAATAAGAAATTTGTTTGTAACATCATCGGTTCCAGTCATAAAATCAATATCAATATCTGGTGGACTGTTTCTCTCTGGATTAAGAAAACGCTCAAAATATAAATTAAATCTTATTGGGTCAATCTTGGTGATGTCAAGGCACCATGATAATAATGAACCTGCAGCAGAACCACGGGCTGGACCAATATCATATCCTTGTTTTCTATAGAAATTAATTATTTCCCAGTTTACAAGAAAATAATCAAGCATCTTCTTTGATTCAATTACACTAAGCTCATAATTAAGTCGGTCAACATACTCCTTAATTTTTTCCTCAGTCATATCAATGATTTTATTCTCTTGATATTTCTTAATTTTTTGCTTCAACTTGGCGAACGCAAGTTTCTTGATAATCTCATCAGGCTTATCTGTGCCAAAATATTTTATAACTTCCTCTGTTGGTTCATATCTTGGATATTTCTCAACACCAGTCTCAAAACTAAAATTACACTTCTCAGCAACCTTCAAAGTATTATTCATGCACAGCTCAAGAAATGCATCTGGATATTTGAACTCATATTTAGCATTCATCTTTTTGAAATCCTCACTCCCAAAATACCATAACTCTCTATTCTCTTTAAGAGAGCAATATGCCATTGGTCTATGTTGCTTAATTGAAGTTACAATATCTTGGAGTATAGAATCATCCTGATTTGGATAATAAGTATCATTACTCAGAACTGGCATGATATTATATTTCCTCATCATTTTTAACAAAAAATTGTTGTATTGCTTTTGGTTTGGAAACTTGCTAAACTTTAGTTCTATTATGAGGTCTTCCCCAAATTCCGTTCGGAGCATGTTTACATAATTTTCAGCATCATTCTCCTTGCCTCTAAGTACCATACTGGCAAGCTTACTATCAAGACCAGAAGTAGATACCACAAGTCCTTCTTTATTTTTTAAAAGCCAATCTGTAGTTATTCTCCCCTCTTTATTATAAAGCCCCTCTGTATTTGCTAAATAAAGCAAGTGATTAAGGTTGCTATAACCTCTCTTGTCTTTGATAAATATTTTTACCTTAAAATTATCTCCTTCAAGATTCTTCTCTTGAAAAAGACCTATGTTATCGTTTAAAAGAATTTCTATTCCAAAAACTGGCTTAATACCCTTTGCTTTACACTTGTTATAAAATTCAAATGTTCCAGATAAAGTGGCATTGTCAGTTATCGCCAAAGAAGTGTGACCAAGTGATTGCGCCTTCTTTATGTATTCATCAACAGAGCCTGCACCTTCAAGTATTGAGTGAAAGGTGTGAAGTCCAAGCGGAACCAGTGGTATTGAGTTTGCTGGTGTTGATTCTTGTAAGGTTTTTTCCTCTGCAAATTCTACAAGTGAATCTACTGAAATCTCCTCATCACTCTCCTTGAAGCCAAGTACTCCAATCTCCTGGAGTTTAAAGAAACACTTAGCAAGCGCAGTAACATCCGCAAGTGCATCATGGGCATCTTCAAAACCTCTACCAAACAACTTCTCGTGAAGTTCGGTCATGGTTGGATACTTAAATCCACTTCTACCCCTAATATTTGGTATGGCAACGTACTCTGTTGTACGCTTCATCGTGTCGATATGCTCAATATCAGGAATGTAATTATGCATCCCCTCTCTTAAGAGCTCACACCCTACAACATTCTCGTCAAAGGTAATATTGTGTGCAATTAAATACTTATTATTTCTTACCGCTTCTCCAAATTTTTCGAGAGCAGTTCTTAGTGAAATTCCCCTCTCCTTGGCTATCTCAGTTGTAATTCTATGAATTGCAGCTGCGTCATCTGGGATTATGAATCCCTGTGGTTTAATGATTAGATTCTGTGAATCTGTTTCCACCCCGTTCTTATCGAAAACCTTCCAGGCAATCTGAACCATTCTTGGCCAGTTGTTGAAGTCGGTTATGGGTGCGCTAAAGCTCTTCGCCTTGCCCGTTGTCTCGGTGTCAAATACTATATACATTTTTCTCCAGTTAGTTGTCTCAAATTGGAAGATTGGAAGCTCCCATTGTCAATTAACTGCAAATATATATCAAAACATAAGTAAATGCAAATTAAAAACTAATCATTTTCATAATCAGCTTCATAATCTTGCTTAGTCATCTGAATTTTCTTCTTGATTTGCTCCAAAGATTTTTCCATTAACCTACAACTCCTCCTGGCATCTGTGCCAGCAGTCTTAATTTTGTTAGGGCCAAGAAACTTTCTTATCCTACTGTCAAATTCCTGAAGCTCATCGAGAAGGGCAAGAACCTCCTGCTTAATCTCATAGTGGTCATTGACATTCCATCCTTCATAATAGCCTCTATCAATCATATTACTTTCTCCTATTTCTCAAGAATTTTTCAATTTCATTTGCCAATTGGTCACTATCTTTAGTGAGTTTCTCAGAACCATCAACGAGAGGATTTGAACTTGGTACATGTATAATTTCTTCTTGCATCATTTGCTTGACACCTCTTTTTGCAAGACCGTTATTCATGCTATTAATCAACCTTTGAGATTCCATTTTCATGGAATTACTTCTCTTGATTAAAGCATTGTCCTCAACACTTGACTTGTTCTTAGATTCATCTGCTCCAAGCAACTCATTCAACATTCTATCAACATAGTTGTCAGATATTTTTTGAGCATTTCTAAATTTAGATTCAGCTATAGGAGCTGCTTCTTCAGGGGCCGATTCAGCTCCTGCCTCTGCCCCTGCCTCTGCTCCACCAGTTTCATCTCCAAGGTCAAGCTCTTCTGCTCCACCAAATCCTCCACCAAAGCCTCCGCCTCCGCCAGATTCTCCACCAGATTCTCCACCAGATTCACCCGCTTGTTGTGCCTTCATCATTTCTTCTGCACCTTCAATCTCATACTTGTCATCAAGGTCTCTGAAAAGGCCAATTTTCTTGTACATTTCAACAGCGCTATCAATCTCAGCAAATATTTTTTTCTCAACCTTCTTCTGTTTAAGAATAAGTTTAATTTCATTCTTTGAGAATCCAAGAATATTTTCCATTGCCCAAACATAAGATACTGGAGATGTTGCCTCAGCCGAGAACATTTCCTTAAACACCTCAAGCCTCGCCTTCATTGTCTCTAATTTCAACAATTCTTGTTGAGTAGACGGATTGTTTAGAGTAAGTGTAAAGTTATCTATCTCATCCTTAAATCCATTAAAATAAAGGTGGATATTAGCGATTCTCTTTAACTCAGCAAGTACAGCTTGCTGAATCGTGTTAATTGTACGAGCAAATCTAAGGTCTTGTTGAGAGAGTGTTGAACCTCCTGGCAATGACTCTCCATAGTTCAAGTAATTCTTAGGAACTTGAAGTGATGCAAATAATTTGTTTTGTAAGTACTCAATATCTTGAATATCCCCAAGATTTGAAGCACCTGGAAGTGTCTCAATTCTTGATGACCTATCAGCTCTCATGGGAATAAAATAATCCTCAGTTACATTCATTGGATTATACTTCAAGTTGATATTACCAGTTCTTTGGTCAACTATCGGCTGCTTCTTAAGCTGAATTTGAAATTGCTGTATAAATTGAGCAACGTCTGCGTGCTCAAGATTACCTACATCAATATAAAATACTCTTCTCTCTGGAGCTCTTGTGATACGATATACAAGCATTGAATCTTCTGCCAACTGCAGTTGTTTCCAAAGCTTTCTTGCTGGGTCAAGAATAGAACGTCCATAAGGAAGTTTTCTTGTGTCCTCAAGAAGTCTGAAATGAGCAACTTGCCAATCCTCAAAATAATCGCCAGTTGACTCCCACCTAAATCGAACATCATCAGTTCTTCCCTCAAACCCTTCTTCTCTATGAATTTCTTCAGAAGGAAGAGCCATAACTCCATAGATACCCTCATCTTTATCTATGTGAAGTTGCAAAAAGAAATCTCCATATTTCAATAAGTCTCTAATCCATAATTTAAGCGCAAAATCAATGTCAAGTCTATTGTAAAAAAGGTCTTCAAGAATAGTTTTAACTCTTGAGTTCTCTGAGAAAATATCAAGTATTTTTCCTTTTTCACCCCTTGTAATACATTCATCTCTCATTATATTGAGAGCTGCCGCAATTTCTGGAGACATATCCATCGCTCTAAAATCTTGATAGGCATTAACCCTATCAGTATCGTAGTAGATTGTTCTTGTATAAAGGTCATGAGCAATCTTGTTAACTTGCCAGTCTAAAAACTGCTGTTGTACGTGCTCAATATTATTACCTTGACGCTGACGCAATCCATCACCAACATTTTGCACAACCCCTGGGTTTTGTACCTGTGGTGTCCTACGCTTATTTTTATTTATGGCACTATTAACACCACTGAATATGCTTAAATTATTTTTGTCCTCTGCTGCCATTTATATGCATTTTTATAAATATATGTATTTGACTTTCTAAATTAAATAGTTATCCCAAAAGCCAACTGGTATCATCTGGGTCCTCAAGATTTCCACCACCTATATTGATATTGTTATTTCCATTAAAGATGTACAATCCACCTCCTCCCTTAGGAATATCAACTCTTTTATTTGAATTTAGGTCTGGCACCTTCCCTACAGTTGAATTGGTATTTAGCATCATTGCATTAAGCATACTCTTATACATCTCTGTGCTGGATGTGACATTTTCAAATTCAGTATCTCGAATGTATAGTGCAAGACCAAGTGCGAGGATAAGGTCATCGTTAAATCCTGGCTCATGCTCTGGTTTGTCACCATTCATAACAAATGTTTGGAACTCCGCCATAAGTCTCTTTGAGTGAAGAATTAATGAATTCTCTCTCATGTGCTCAATAATAGCCTTAACAAGAAGTACTCTGTTTTTTCTTGAAGTCTGGAATCCTGGAATTTCAGTTCCTTCATTTACTTTATACTTGTGATGTCTAACGTGAATATCTTTTATATTTTTAGAAAAATACAACCTGTTTCTTGGATACTTAAATTTATCTCTGATGTCAAAGCAAACACCAAGACCAAACGAGTTAGCTTCAATTACAACATAAGCCATATTGTACATTCTGGCTACATGATTAATTACAAATGGAAATAGGTCTGGTGAAATTTTTTCTCTAAACTCAGCAACTTGTTCAAGAGTATCTACATCAAGAACTTGTATAGTCGAGTAATCCTGTCCATCACCCCTGGCGACATCGGCCCCAATTATATACTGCCTTCCTTCCTCTGGTTGTTTGAATATTGTCATATTAGTGACATCACCAATAATCTTCGCAAATTCTACTGGATTTTCTTTTTCCAAGTAGTTAAATCTCATGTAACCCTCCGCCTTGTGGTCATCCATAACTCTTGCATGATACTTGGTAACAAGTTGTGGGTCAACCGCAAGCCTCTTCGAACCTTCAAATGAAAGGTCAAGTTCCTGCGCAATCTTAACACTATCCCAATTGAGCCTCTTACATTGAGCCTCATACCATGGACTCCACGCAACTCTCTCTCCAGTTGGGTCTATTTTCCACTCAAGCCCCTCAATACTATTTGGGTTTTCAGTCCAGTGAACCATTGTTCCCTCAAAGTCATTTTCATTATTGACAGCATCCACCCATGTCTTGTAATATAAGTTACCAGTACCATTCGGTGTTGAAATCATTATACACTTACCACCAGTCTGAGAAAGTGCCATACCTGCACCCATCCAAATTGCCTCATCATCCTTGATAAAGGCGGTCTCATCGAGAACCAACATTGTAAGTGAGTCTCCACGACCAGCATTTGGACTTGATGCCTTAGCTTCTGCGTATGAATTATTTGAGAAAGATATTTTCTTTGTATTGTTTTGGTCAATCTCATCTGGCTTAAGCCAAGCTGGAGTGTGTTCAATAAATTGCTTAACAGTCTCAAGGAATCGAATTGCCCCAGCGCCATCATTGGCAATGATAAGTATCTTCTCATCATATCGGAACATAAGCCTCCAGGCAACGTAACCAGCAGTAACAACTGAGAGACCTGTCTGTCTCGACTTAAGTATTATACTATTCTGGAATTTGTGGAATTTTCTTAGACACTTGTTCTGATATTCAAAACAAGTCATGGGAGTAACCATTTTTAATTTTGCATTAAAGACATGTCCATATGTATTCATATAATACACAGGGTCTTTTGCACATCTCATGTACTCCAACATTTTTTTATCTACCATACCTATCGTTTTTACATAAATAGGGGTAAAAAATGCATTTCGTGAATTATAGGCCTATATATACGTTTGTTCCAAGTTCACTATCTGACTTGACAATAACATTATTAGATATAAATATCGCAGAAGTAGAGTTGTTTTTTGCATACATTTGATAATATCCTGTTGTAGATGCTGACCACTCTGCTGTAAATATACCTCTTGATGGGTCTGCAAGTGCAATACTTACTGTAACACCTGTATATTCAAAACCATCCCTATACATAACCACATCAAATGTCGCTCCAGTAACAGGAATATTACTTTGATTAGTTGATATTATCAACTCATATACAGTTTGTCCAGTTCCAATTATCATAATAATATTTTCTATAAATAGAATTAAATTATTATTCTATCTCTTTAAAGACATTTGACCTCGTAATTTTATATTTCTTCACATTTCCAGACTTAGCATTAATATAACCTTCATTCCACCATCTAACCATTTCTTCTTTATTGAATACAAGAGAATTCTCCGTAAGCTTATATGGAGTATAATAAATATTTATTTCAATCTCTCTACCATGAGAATTTAGTTTAGTTAGGTCGATGTTGTCCTTTGCAATTTTTCTTTGCATAATATCCATAAGTCTAAAAAAATATTGAAGGAGATTTTCAATTCTACCTCTCTTTACAACGCCAAATCCCTCTGGAGAAAGAACTATAACATCAATTTCCGTAGCACCATTCTCTATAGCGACCTGAACTGGTATGTGCTCATAGATTGCTCCATCAGCATATTGATTTCCATCTTTCTCAACAATACTTGTAACTATCGGTGCATTACACGATGCCCAAAGCCAATCCACAAAGTCCTCATATTTATTATCATTTGATGACTTGAACTCTGGCCTCTTATCTGTAAGGTTTGAAACCACAGCAATAACTTCCTTGTCTGATTTATAAAGCTTTTCAAAATGCTTCTCCTTGAAATTATTCTTAATGAGCTCTCTTAGATTTTCTGTTTCCCCAAGAGTATTCTTAAGAGTAATAACCCTCTTAAGTGCGTTCCATTTTCTAATCTCCCCTTTTTCGTCAAATGGATTTACAGAAAAAATATCTTCAGATGTGATGCTCGTATAAGCCTCCTTAAGAATACTTATCTCACGAATAGATGTAAGCGGTGCCAACAAACTACCCGTAGAAGTTCCTACATATATGTCGTAGTCTTTGTTTTGGTCATCAACTAAGTGTTGAATTACGCCACCAGCCCAAGCGCCTTTACTACCTCCCCCCGAAATACATAAAGCTCTTTTTTTTATCCTTTTACCCTCCATATACTTTTATGTTTAAAGGTTTTTTAAAAATCATTAATCTTATAACCTCACTATACAAAATATAACCAATTTTATTTAAAATAAAAGCACTTAACTCGTTTGTTAGAAACATTTTTCTTGAATTTAAGGTGATAATTCTTCTTATTATTCTTTAGCCAATAAGAAAATTAAAAAAATTTTTTTCTACTTATTTATTAATAAACAAAACAACTAACAAATTACTATTATGGCTGACATGTTTAGACCTGTTCCTATTGAACAGGAACCAAAAAGAAAGAATAGATTTGTGTTGGAATTTCCAACAGAGCTTGGTATCGAGTCATTCTTGGTACAGACTTCTGGAAAGCCATCACTTGAAATCGGTTCTACAGAGATTCCATATATGAATACATCAACTTGGGTTGCTGGTCGTTCAATATGGCAAACAATCGACATCACATTTATTGATGTTATCGGACCTTCTACTACACAGAAGATTATGGAATGGGTTAGACTTCATTTCGAGTCAGCTACTGGTAGAATGGGATATGCTATTGGATATAAGAAGAATCTTGTTCTCAAGGCTCTTGACCCAACTGGTGTTGAAGTAGAAAAATGGACTCTAATTGGATGTCAAATCACAAGTGCATCATTTGATGATTATGACTACAGTGCAGATGACCTTGCTATGGTGAACATCACTATCCAACCAGACAGATGTCTGCTTGCTGCATAAGAATTTATATTTTTACAATATTAACGCAAACCTTGGGTGCTATTGTTTAGCGTTCAAGGTTTGTTTTTTAAGATGGGTATACTAAGGTTATATAGAAAATTTTACTGTGTGTCAACAGCTGACGCTTCAGATTCTTATACTCTTATAACACCTACATCTGTTCGTGCTGAGTCATACGTGGCTGGCACTGGTGGAACAAACTCAACTACTTTGATTGAGTCTGGAATTCCACTTACAGAAGAAGAAACTGGTATTTTTTATGCGGACCTAAATCCAACACTATATTCTTCAGATGTAACTTATGACCTTGTGTTCTATGTTCAATATACGCCTATTGCGCCTGTTGACAAAAAATTGATTACAAGATTCAGGATTAAACCATTTAACATTGCAAATCAACTCGATTATGAAATTAGTCCTTTGACACCAATAGAATATGAAATTATAGGAACCTACAACTAACACATCATGCCAACAAATAAAAACGAATTCATCATAAAGAGAAATGATACACTTCCAGCTCTTCAAATCTGCTTAATAGATAGAGGGTGTCTTGGAGGAAAGCAACCTTATATTTTATCTGGAGTTACTGGAGTTACATTTACAATGGCCAGCAATTGCGGAGACTATAAGATTTTTGCTAAGACAGCACAGATTGTTTCTTACACTGGCGGAACTATACAATATAACTGGGAAGCTGGAGATACAAATGAATCTGGTAGATTCCTTGGAGAATTTCAATTATTATATGCGGATGGAAATAAGATGTCTGTTCCGCAGAATGGGCAGATTCAAATAGAAATACCAAAAGATGTTAATCCTTACTAATTAAGGTCTTCACCAAAAATATTAAGTTGAGTCCCTTCCGAATCTGGTTGGGACTTTTCTTTTATCTTCTCTTCAATAATTTCTTTGATTACATCTCCATGACAAGACTTTGGTTTACAGTAGCACGATAGACACACTTCACCTTCCATTGCCAATAAATATATTTGATTCAGCAAGTTACATATTTTTTCTTCTTTTTGTTCTATGCACTCAAGTAGGTATTTTCTGAAACTATCAATACTTTCGCTCCTGGAATCTACAACGAATTTGGCCATGGTATCACGGCCTTTAATACTCGTGTAAGGATTTCCAAGAGCAGAGCCACGGCCAATATAAACAACTTTTTCATGCTTATCCGCATCTTTCTTATGAATTACCCTAATCATAATACAAATATACAAAAAACAAGAGTCACCCTGTTTAGGCGACTCTTTTTGTTTACATCAAACTTGGTTTAAGTCTGAAGTAAATTACTATCCAACCACTTCTGTGGAATCTTTTTCGTATGCACTGTAAGCATCACAATGAGCTCTGCTGGCACAAGAACTAATCAAGAATATTAATCCAATTGTGATTATTGCTTCAAAAATTTTTCTCATAAATTTTATTTTATTGTATGAAAATGACAATTTATTCCTACTTGATTTGTATTGTACAATTCCATGAATTTGTTTTTTATAAATAATCCACAAATTCATTGATTCTACAAAAATAAAATAAAAAAGCGATTATTTCGAATCGCTTTTTTATTTGAAAATATCTTATATCAATAATTTAAAAATCTTCAAATCGTGCTCCAGTAGGCAATACTTGGAAAGTAAGGTCAATGAACTCAGCTGTTCTTGTAGGCTGAAGTTGAATCTTACCAACCAACACATTTCTGTCGATTGTATCTGGAGTGTTGTTAGAGTCATCCATAACTACTTTGAACGCTGTAAGTCCTCTTTGATTTTGAATCTGAAGAAGAATTGGTTCAACCTTAGCAAGGAATTGGTCTCTCAATGTTTGGTCGTTTTGCTCGAACAACAATGTAAGAGATGCAGCAGACACTAATCTTCTAACTTGAAGTAACAATCTTCTGATGTTAATTCTATCAAGAGCAGATTGTCTTTGTTGAAGGGTTTTTTGTCCCCAGATAACAACTCCTTGTTGTACAAATGTTGCGATTGGGTTAACTCTACCTTGGTAAAGTGTATCTCTATCGTTATTGTTCAATCTGATGTCAGCTCTAACAACTTGTGGACCAGCAAGACCTCTGTTAAGACCAGCAGGGGCAAACCATGGAGCAGCTACATTATCTGTAAGTGCATAAGTTTGAACTGCAAGCATTGTAGGCGCTTGATAAGTATACTTACCTGAGTTAGGGTCTTCAATTTGAATCCATGGCCAGTAAGTAGCAGCGTAACTGCTGTCGATACCAGTAGCCTCAAGTCTTGATACAACTTCCTCTGGAGTTCCTTTTACAGAACCTGAAGTAAGTCTTGGAGCATCCATCACATAAATGATGTCGGTTCTATCTTCTACGATGTCAAGAGCATACTTAACAATTGTTGAGTTGTTGCTGAAGTCAACACCTGGAGTAGCAAGAACGTTAATGTCCACTACCTCTGGGTTAGAGATTTCATCAAGAGCTGCCTTGAATGAATTTACATTGTTCAAGTAAGCATCAGTAAACTCTTCATAAAGCTCTGCGTAAGTTTGGTATTTATCCCATCCGTCAAATCCACCTGCAGGAACCAAAGTGAATTTCAATTTGTTTCTGTCAATAAGGGTTTGAGCGTCATTTGTATATCCTGTAAGTGAGTTAATGCTTCCACTAACGAACTCATTAGCATTTGCTGTGTTCTCAAGGTGGAATCCTTTGATTGTAACCTTGTCAGAAGACACACCGCCTTCATAAGCGAATAGGTCAGTCTCAACACTCTTAACTGCATTCTTGGTAGAAACTTCATTTGTAGTGAAGTTTGTATATCCAAGTTCAGAAATTCCAAGGAATGTTTTGAATACTGAATCACCAGAAAGGTATCCTGTCTTGTAGTAGATGTCAGCTGAAGTAGAACCAGAAATTCCAGATTCTCTCAAGCTATATCCTCTAAATCCAGCAGGTACTGTATTTCTTGGGAAACCAGGTGCCATGTCAACAGTAATGAAGCTTGACTTTCTTGGATACTCTTCATCAGTAGTACCGATTACCTTTGCAATGAAGTTTGAGTCTTCTTCTCTAAGAGAAAGGTTAGACCATCTTTCAAGTGCCGTAGATGATGCGGTAGCATCTGTATCTTCAAATCTTCTTACGATTACATCGAAAGTGTAGTTATTGATGTCGATATTTGCAATCGAAATCTTAACCTCTACGTTAGATGCATCACCATCAGAGATAGTTTGAACTCTAAATATGTTTTTAACATCTCCACCAATCACTCTTGATACAACCCATGGAGTAATCGCATTGGTGTAAGCATTGGCAAAGTCAGTATATGAAGCTTCGTTTGTGTAAACAAGTTCTGGGTTAATATTTTCAATATCACCAACAGAAGCTGCTTGTCTAATGAAGTGAGGGTAAATTCTCTCAACATAAAGATTTGGAGTTCCGTCAACCACTTCTGGACTCTTACCAAGAATTCTTACAATGTAATCTTCTCTGGTTTCGTCAAGTGATACAGTGAATCCACTGTTTGTTTGTGCTGTAAGAGGACCAGTAGTTCCACTAAGAGCAAAGCTCCCAAGTGTAGTTGTAACTGCCCCAATAGTAATGTCACTTTCTTGGTCAAAATAGAAATTTCCTGAAACTTGGTTTCTCTTACTTCTGATAACTGCAAGTGTAGAACCAGATTTTGGACCGTTTGGCTCAAGGTCTGCTACTGAAAGTGACCATGTTCCATCTCCAAGAGTTGTAGTAGTGTCATCAGTAGTTATAATTCCAAGGGCAACGTAGTTTGAATCTGCAGCAAGAGCTGTATTTACTTCACTTGAAAGTACAGAACCACTATAGTTAATTACTACATCATTACCAACTGTATAAGCACTCACTGTATCATTAGTCATAGAGGTTGTGATAGATGAGAAGTTATAAGTAGTTACTGCTGCTGCTCCAGTTTGAGTGAATGTAAGTCCACTAAATGTTGTTGTTCCTGAGTATGTATCAGAAATATCAGCGATTATCAACCATGCTGGTGAATTCGTGAAACCGTTGCTACCAAGAACTCTGGTAACACTTAATTCGTTTGACTGTGCTAAGAATGAATTAGCCACGTATGGTAGTGGAAAATCAGGGTCAGTTCCCCCAAATCTAAGCAAATAGTCATCTGTAGTTCTTATTTTAATTGGTTCGAAGGCTGGCCCTTTAAGGGTTTTACCTACAACTCCCAACCTTGTAATACCTATTCTTGATGCGAAGATTGTGAAATCTTGCTCTCTTGTAAAGACACCAGGTGAAACAAATATTGTTGCCATATCGCTATTATTAATTTTTGTTAGTTACTTTCTATTTATTATTCCTCGTTATCGGTATAATTTTTTACTTCTTTTTCTACCTTCTCAAGAGAATCTTCGTCTTTTTTCTTCTTGGTAGAAGTTGATTTTTTCTTTGTAGTCTCTGCCTTCTTTTCAGTTGCAACAACAACAGTGTTAACTGGTGCCTCATCTACAATTTCAAAAAATCCTCTCTTGAAATCTCCGTAGTTAGTAATTTGTGACACTTTAGTAAGAGCTGGAATATTGGCTGTAACACCAGCGGCAATGATGATTTTTTTAGGAATTCCGTTGTCCTTAAAATTCACGTAGTTTGCCGAGTTTTTCTTGTTCTTAATTTTCATGTATTCAAACTTTATTATAAATAGAAGAAAAAAGATAAAACATTATCCAATTATCTTCTTTTCTCTGAAATTTTAATTAACACCTTTGTAATGGTATTTACTTTCTCAAACTTAGTGGGGTCAACAATTTTACCCTGCACAAGCAGTGGAATATCTATTCTATAAATCTTCTCCTGAGTTATATCTGTCTTGTTATTCTCACTTGGGTCACCGTTCAATTTCGAAGAGATATTATGCCCATTAATTTTCATATATCCTTGACCATCTGAGTACCCCTCAGCAAGTATCATTTCATAGAAAACATTGATGTCAACCATGTAGTGAGTGAACAAACTTAATGTGTAATTTGTATCGACATATACTGGTTGTGGTATTTTATAAAGGTCATATCCCTTAAGTGTTCCGTCAAAAGTTGGAACCTTAACGAACCTAAACCTCATCTTCTTAGGGATTGTCCTCTTGAGTGGTGATGTTCCTGGAACTGCTGAATTTCTATAAATTGTCATGAATGGACGTGTAATTTCCTCGCCAAGCTCATTTCTCATTTCTTTCCAGTTCATCTTTCTCTCAGCCCAAAGTTCTTGAGCAAGCCAAATAAGTGGAACTTTAGAAAGGATACCATTTTCATTAACCATACTAATTTCAAGACTATCAATATAATCTTTTATTCCTTGGTCAAGGTCCTCAAGCATAAGCTTTTGTGGTAGGTAATTGAAATTTTCAAAATCACCATCGAGCATCTTTCCTATATTGTCATTAACCGCCATGTTCCCTTTTTTCATAAATAGTTAGAATAAATTTGGAAACCACTGTTTTTATTTATTACATTTGCCTTGGCTTTTGCTCTGCATACCAGTTTTATTTTTGGGGGCGTTGCTTTCTGATGCAGAGATTTTACACTGGGCATGGTAATTTACCAGACTCGTTAAAACACAAATAAGCGCACTCCCTATAGTCCGTCAGATTTATCTGATTAGCTGTCCCTGCAGATGTAAGTCCAATAAATTATTCATTGGCAATCTCTCACACAGCACCTTTTAGAAAATTAATTTTCAAAGAGGGGGGACTATAGGGGGGGCGTTTCAATTTTGGAGTTTTCTCTAAGTCTGGTAAAAGGATTTAGTGAAGTTAATATTAACTTAAGAAACTCTGGAGTTTTGTAAATTTAGAATTTTGAGCTTACCTTGCCTTGAAGACATCTTCATCAACCTCAATAGCAGTAACAGTGATGTAAAATCTTCTATCGCCACCCCATGAAAATTCATTTGAAATTTGAGCGTATCCATTGTTGATTATGGTATAATACTCATCTTTATATCCAATGAAGTCACCGTTGTTGATGTCGTAAACTACAAGTTGATTTTGCTTATATTCTGCAAGGTCAAGTTCCTCAAGTTGTTCCATGTAGATATGGGCTGTAAGTTTACCGAAACCTTTTTTGATAAGACCACCGTCAGCCATGTATTCTGGCTCCACAGTTTCTACATTAATTCTTCCAAGTATCTTAACTTCAGGCTTCCAGGCTTTTTGGTATGACTTAGCTTGTCCGTATAGTGAGTGAGTTTCTGTTCTCTTAAGGTCCATTCTATAAAGCATAAACGATTCCTTGAGAATGTTCTCAGAAATTTCTCTACCCGCAGAGCTAAAGAAGGCTCGCTCTTTGTCTCCAAAGAATAAGTCAATTCCATCAGGCTTTCTCTCATCATCACTGAATTCCTCTGGTTGCCTTCCTATTTCGTTTAAATCAGCCATTTATTGCGACATTTATTGCGACATATTGTCGTGATTAGTAAATCCATATTTTCATAGGAACATAGGAAAGCGTTTTGTTTACAGATTCTTGAACAGCTACACGTTTTTCCATAATCCTATCATAAGAAAGTTCTTCAAGGTCTTTCTCAAGTTTGTCAAGCAACCTCTGCTGGTCTTCTCTACCAGTACTGATGAGGTCATCTTTATTCAGTGTTAATTCGGCTCCTGGAATTGGAAGTTGTCCATTAAATTTTCCTCTAATACCGATGCCAAGCAATTCTTTTGCAAGTGCTTGAGCATATTTTTTAACCCAAGTTTGTGCAACTGAGTTGAGTTGATTCCAATTGATATAATTAAGTTGAGCATCACCAGGTCCTGATACAAGCCCATTTCCTTGTTCAGTTGATGTGCTTGCAGTCCATCCTGGATTTGCTGTATTTCCGCTGAAATTAGGGTTTCCGTAGTATCCTGCTCTATCTCTGTAGGTATAGAATACTGTTCCTGGAGTACCAGCTCCACCACCAATACCTAAACTTGGTCCAGCAACACTATTTGCTCCATTTCTTGGAACTGGAAATAGCTTAAGTGTCTTGGTTCCATCAGCTCCTGGCCTAATCATGTAATGATACTCAGAACCCCTAACTCTATTTCTAAGTTCAGCAGCTTGAGCAGTCATGATTGTGTCAAATACAGGCATTACGTGATAAAGAGAATGTCCCGCAAATGAAGCGCCAAATTCGGAAAATGCAATATTGCTATTACCGAAAGGGTCAAGACCAAAAAGATTGATAAATGAAGGGGTATACCAAAGGATGTCGAGAACCTCTCTACCCTCTGGTATTGTATAATCCTGAGTTCCAGCAGTCAAAGCAATTGAAGTAGTTTTAACTTCCCTGGTTCCATTAGCTCCAAGTCCTATTTGTTCTCCAATTTGTGTTGCAAATGAGTTCTCAAAATAAAGAGAATTAGAAACATATTTTAAAGTAAAATCAACTTCAGAAGGAAGTCCAAGCATCTCTCCAAGTCTGTTTCTTAAAACCCAGTCGTTGATATATCCTGAGTATTCCTCGATTGCTTCACAGATACATTCTTCTATCTGTTCATCAAGTAGTTCAACTCCCATTACGGGCGCACCGAGTTTCCTCCTAATCCTACGAAAGATTTGAGTTTTCTCTGTTACAGTCATTCCTGTAAGACATCCTTCAGCGCAAAAAACACTCATTGTTTATTAATTTAGTAACCTCTTAATGATTGACCGTATGATGGTTGGTATGAAGCTTTGAATCCTACAAATTCTCCAGAAGCAACCACACATCTTGCTGTAACAACATCTACTTTTTGTCCAGCTGTAGCAGTCCATGAAAAAGTTCCACCACCCTTAGCTGTTATAGTTATTGCACCACCAGTTACGCAAAATATTTGGTGTACAGTTGACGCTGATAAACCATCACCAAGGTCACCTGTTTCATAGGTTCCTACTGGCAGATTTACTGCAGTCCAGTTTACATTGTGAAAAGCCATAGTTATAATTTTCTTATAAATAGGTAGAGAAAACTTGATTCATATTTGTTTGAACTATTTATAGGGAGAAACTTTGCTTTTTATGATAAATTTCGATAGAAATAGATTTGATGACATGACAACGAGTGAAAAAATTGCGTTTGTAAATGACCTTGTTATCAAAAATACTATGCTTAATGAAAAAGAAATGGAATATCTTATTCCAGACAATAGAGAGAAGTATTTTTTTAATCGTGTAAAAACTTCTGATTGGCTTGAAGATTATGAATTTAATAGCATGTCTGATAATGAAAAAAGAATCTATATTTGGGGTAATAGGTATCTACAGGGTATTAATATTGCTAAACTTACCCCAGACCTTCAGAAAGAATATATAGGAAGCACAATTTCTTCTGGTCTTCAAATGACCTCTGACGAATTTAATCATCTCAGTAATGATGATGTTAGAAAATATTATGTTGAGGAAAAGCTTAGATTCTCAACACCAACAACACTCACAGCAGAAGAGCTCACATACCTTGATTCTAAAGGTCAAATAAAATATATTAATAATGTAATTAGAATGGGTTTAGCGCCTAATACTGATGAGATTGAAACATTTAAACCAGAGGCTATGAGATACTATCAAACTCATAAATCTTTGAATGAAATTAGGTCCGTTGTTAGGTCAGAATTGAGAAAAATTTTGAAGTAATTGTAAAAATTGTTATTTTTGTAGCTTAACCAAGACTTTTATAGTTATGGAACTACAAAAAAAGAGTATCATCGCACCAATGACAATGACTCTTTACTCTGGTAGGGAAGTTGATATTTTTAACTTAAAACTGGAGGACATCGACATAGAAGACATTGCTCATGCACTTTCTAATCTTTGTCGATATGGAGGTCACTGTTTATTTCATTATTCAGTCGCACTCCATTCATATCTTTGTTCCTTGGAAGAAGGAACCAGAGAAGAAAAGTTAGCTTTTCTTCTTCATGATGCATCAGAAGCATTTGTAAATGACCTTGTTCGACCTATTAAACATAGACCAGAACTTGAGAGTTATAGACTTGAGGAAGATAAAATTCAGAAAATTGTTTTTGAAAAATTTGGACTTGAATATCCATTTTCACAACGTGTACATGATGTTGATAATCATGTTCTTGTAAGAGAAATTGGTGAACTTATAATTACGAAGGAAGAGATTTATAACAAATCAATTGAGAAAGAGATGTCATTAAGAGAGGCTCGAAAATTTTTGCGTAGCGAAAAACTCGCCAATTGTACAATTCCAAAAATTTCTCCAGAAGAAGCAGAAGAACTTTTCTTAAATCGTTTTTACGAATTATATCAACGGTGAGAGTGTTTTTTTTGGACATAGATGGAGTATTAAATGACTGTAATTCTACAGGTGTATTTCATGATAATTCTACAGACATTTACTGTATAGCAGTTTTAAACGAAGCCTTAAGGCGCACTGGAGCCAAGGTGGTTATTATTTCTTCATGGAAGGATAACTTTGATTTTCAAGTAGTTAGAGATTTGCTTTACCAAAGAGGTGTGCTTGAGGAATCCATAATAAGTGCTATAGAGCGTGATATTCCTAAGGAAGATGGAATCAAAAATTTTCTGAAGCATTCTCAGGTCGAAGAATTTGTAATAATTGATGATAATTTAGAGCTTGAGGACCCATTGTTAAAAAATTTTTGCGTCCGAACCGACCCTCATAGTGGTTTGTTGCCAGAAGACCTTGACCGAATATTAAGCGCATTTGATAAGTAACATAATTATTTCTTATACGTATAACTTTTATGGATGATTTAAACGTAGAACAAAGAAGGTGTGAGAGGTTGAGAAATCTCTTGAGTCCTCTGTATAATTTGGCTCAATTTATACAAGAAGATAATGATAAACTTGAGGAATTAATCAAAAGAGAAGCGGACAGGGCAATGGAAAATTGGCCTCTCATAGAAAAAGCTCTTGACCCAAATGCTACTCTGGAAGAGCTAAATCAACTTTATTTAGACACAAATAACAGAAAATAATGGACAAAAAAAGAGGAACTCTTTCGAATTCCTCCTTTTTTAGTTTATGATTATTAAACTTTCCTGTTCCTTTCGGATTAGTACTTGTTAATGTTATCAATGTATACAACTCCGTAGAATCTGTTGTTAACCATTTTCTTAGCGTAACGAGTCATGATTCCTTTTCTTGGAGTGAAATCGTTAGGGTCAGTGATGGTTTGTGTCAACTGAAGAGGGATGTATGGAGCGTAGATATATCCAGCTTCAAGGAAAGTGTTACCTTTGTGTCCAAGAAGAACGATATTCGCTGGTAAATAAGGGTCTTTGTATACTACGTATCTTGAACCTAAGTTACCGATTTTTTCAACTCCAAGGTTGTACTTTTCGCTTTCTGGAGCTGCGCTACCATCAACGTGGAAGTATTCCAAGTCATCGAAGATTGCTCCTGCTTCTGCAGAACATACAATCCAGTTTGCACCACCTCTAAGGGTTGCTTTGTGAATTTGAGCTGAAAGCTCGTTAATTCTTGTGATAAGAGTTTGGTTCCAGTCTTTTTGAGTTCCGAAGAAGTTCGCATTAGATGAAAGTCCTTTGTAATCCCATCTTGCTCTGAACGGTGCTCCGTTGATAAGGTCGATGATGATTTCTCTATCAATTTCCGCTGCAACGTGCTCAGAAAGAAGAGCAGTAAGCTCAGCCTCAGCATCAATTGAGTGGTATGCTTCAAGGTCTTGAGCAAGTTCTGGAGTCCAGTGTGCTCTAAGTTTTCTTGTTACAGTGTTTACAGTTACAGATGAGAATCTGATTGTAAGTTCAGCCATTTCTGACTTAGCTTCAAGGTCATTGAAGATTTCGTATGTAGGAACTGCTGCGATTGAGTAAGCTGCACCGAAGTTTGTACCATCGTTAAGCATGCTTGCATCGAAGTCTGTACCATATACACCAGCTGGTCTAAGGTCAAGAATTACTCTTGCGTATCCATCGTTGAACTGGTCTTGTGCCCAAGTTTGTACAGATGAGAAGAAAGGAATGTTCCCTCCTGCTGCAACCAATAATTGGTTTCCTGTAGTAGATGAGTAGTAGATGTCAGTTACAGCTGAGAATCTCAAAGTAGCTGATGATTGTTGCTTAGATGTATCGAATCCAACACCAAGTGCGAACACCATGTTGTTAAGACCACCAACCCATGCAGTTGCAGCCGATGCAGAAGTAGTTCCCATTGCTGTGAAACCTGTTCCGAAAGACATGTCAAATCCTTGGTTGTTGTAGAAACGCTCGTAAGCAGTTGTGTCAGCAAAATTAGGACCTGCTTGTCCGTTAGCTGTGTTTTGAGGAGCCACGATGTCTCTGGTTCCTGTTCCGTTTGTTATTCCTGGAGGTGTTGCTTCGAAGTGGGTATCGCTACCGTTGTAAGAAACTCTTGCGTCCATGTAGAATAAAAGTCCTGATGGTAATGCCAAAGGCTGTACAGATACAATCTCGTTAGCAAGTAATCTTGAGAATACTCTTCTCACGATTGGGAATGCTACTGTATCGAATCTTCCTGCAGATGAATCAAGAGTTACCTCGTTCAACATTGCAGCAGCTTGATTCTCAAGAAGCTGTGCTACGTTAGCAGCTTTGATACCTTTCATTCTGATTGGGTTTCCGCTCATGTCGTAACCTTCGTCAAGAAGTCCAGAATCAGACCAGCTATCAACGATTGCTTTTCTTTGCTCAGCCAAGTTTTTGAAGACTGTAAGTCCAACTTTACCACTGTTCAATAATTCGCTCATTTTTAAAAGTTTTAATTTGTTTAACAATAAATATGTCTAAAAAAAGTATTTTCTAATTTTATTTACTTTTTTTTGCGAAAAACATATTTTTATAATTCATTTTTTCTGATTCCAGCAAGTTGCTTCATTCTCGCAACCTCTTTACTTTCGTATAGTGGTTGTGATACACTCTTAGCTGGAGTAGACTTAATAGAAGTAGATTTTATGCTTTTCTCAGGGTTTTTATTAACCTTGATTTTGTGTTCGTTTACAATAGACTTGTAAAGTTTTTCAGCATCTTCTACAGTATCGCACTTGTCGAACTGCTCAGAAATCTGAACTTTCTCATCTGTTGTAAGACCACCTGACATAGCTACTTTATAAGCCATAACCAACTTAGCGTTGTAGTCTTGCATTTGACCAAAATTTTCTTGGAGCTTGATGAATCCGTTCTCAAACTTGATAAGTTCTTGTTCTAATTCTTCTTTCTCCGATTTTAAACTTTCGTTTTCCTTAATGAGCTCGGCTAATTTAGCCTCATATTGAGCTTTATTTTCTTTATTTTCTCTCATGGCATATCTCGCTCTGTCCTCTTTTGCCTTTGCAGGTCCAGCACTGTCACCAGTACTTCTTTGAACAGTATGAGATGCTCCCATCATTTTAACCTCTTCCATAGTGTCGTCATCTGGTTCAACGATTTCAAGAACTTCATCTTCCATCTCTGGAACTTCCATTTCGTTGTTAACGACTTCAAATGTGATTTCTTCAGCAACTGGCGCTGGAGCTGGTGCAGCCTCTGGTGCTGGAGCAGCTTCAGTATCGTCAATTATGTCGATTTCATCGCTTCCTTCAGCAGCGTTACCACCCATCATGCTCATCATTTGGTCCATCTTGTCCATAAGAGCTTGGAATGGGTTTGCCATTTCTTCAGCTGGAGCTTCTTCTGCTACTGGCTCTTCCATTGCTGGTTCAGCTGGCATAGCTTCTGGTGCAGGTGCAACTTCTGGAGCTGGAGCAGCCATAGCGTCTTGCTCTTCGAAGTTCATTTCTTCTAAATTCATTTCTTCTATTTCTGAGTTATCAATTTCAATTTCATCATCTTCATCAGAAACTTCAATTTCACCTTCATCGCCATCTTCATCATCTTCGTTTTCTTCAGATGAAAATACATGTTCTGTATCTTGGCCTTCTGGATTGATTTTAACCGTTCCGTCATCATCAATTTCAATTGTAGTTTCTCCAGCCTGAATAGTTACTTCTTCATTAAGAGTTTCATCTTCTAATGAAGCATTCATGAGCTCAATAACTTTTTTGCTAACATCCTCCTTAAGACCTTTTGTAGCCTCTTCGATTGCGAACTTTTGAATCTCTTCAAACTGCTCCTTAGCTTCCTTAAGTGTTGATTTATTAATCTTCTTGTCGCTCATATCTGTTAATTTAATGACTGTTGATTTTCTAATAAATATTCGTAAATTTTATAAAACCTAAATCTGAATAATTTTTTTACTTATTTTTCCAAAAATCACTATTAGCTAATTGGTGCATTTTCTGGTAGTGAGACAATTTTTCTTGAACCCCCTCTGTAGTTAATACCCCTGTAGATTGTGATAATGGAATCATTCCTGCCCCCAATACTCTATGACCTTTACCTTCTTTAAACAAGTAGGCTCCTGGAGTAGATGGAGATGACACAAAGTCAAATGCTATTAATTCAAAATCTTCTTGTACAATATCCTGGTCGTTTTTACTTTTTACAGAACCAACCCCTCTTGATGAAATACCAAGCATGAATCCAGCTTTAAGAAGACCTTTAAGAATTTGACCTGCAGGAGTCTCTTCAGCGATAAGAACTTTACCATAAAGGTCTTTACCTTGCCACCACATTTCAGTTACTCTATGTGATACATTTGCAAGAGATACTACAGCGCTATCTGGGTGGTCAAGTTCACCACCTGCTGTATGATTTTCAACAAGCTCCATATACTTCTCAACTTCTCTTCTTAAGATATGCTCTGGGTATACCCTACCATTTCTGTTAAGCTGGTCAGCTTTTTGTAAGATACCTGTCATGATAAGCGGCTTACCAGTTTTCTCAGATTCTATTATAAGTTCCTTTGGGCACTTAAATTCATAGAACTCTGAAATAATATACTTTTCGTTGTTAGTTATCATTTGTTGTGTCGTTTAACTATAAATATTCGATTTTTTCGAAATTTCGGTAGGTTTAATAAAAAAGCTTGATAATAGGGTTTTTCTAATTTTAGAAAGTATTGATTACTTATCTCAATTCAATTTTTTGTTAGCTTCAGCCATTAAATTATTGGCTCTACTCATTATTTCATTGACAGTTTCTCTCTTGATACTTTTCCACATCGCTGCAGCAGCAACCGCCTCTGGGTCTTTGACTCCAGATTTTTTAGCATTAGCTACAACTGCATCAAAACCTTTGCCTGGTTTTCCAATGTCTTTTCCTGCCTTCGCTTTCTTCACTATATTAGATTTCTCTTTTTTACTGAGTCCAGCTGAAGGAGCTTCTTCATTTGTTGGTTCAGGAATTTTATATCCCTTATCTTTTGCTATGTTAATTGCAGCCGCAACAGCTCTGTCATGCTCATAGTCTTTGTCGTGTATTAGGTGACTGATTTCTTTTCCAATAAAGTCACTTGCTTTCTTTGAATATTTGTTCTCAGAAACCAATCTTTCTTTTTGAGTAAGATTTGTCCAAGCAATATTTTTCTTTCTAAGTTGAGCCTGAGCTTCTTGACGAGCATCTTCCCAAGCCTCTGGATTACTAAGGGCATTTAGTTCTTGGTTAATCTGGTTAAGTCTGTTTTCGATTAGAGTTTGCTTATGAAATCTTTCAACCCCTTCCTTGATTAATTTTTCAAGCTCATCTTGTGTAAGTTCCATATTTTCATTAAAGTATTGAGGAGCAATAGATGGCATATCTTCTGGGTTCAGTTGATAGTCACTTCCAAATTCTGTGTAGCCGTTTAGGTCTGAGAATTCATCGTTATAAGATTCATCCCCACCTTGCCTGAGAGCCGCTTTATCTTCAGCTGTATCATAATTCATTGGCGAACCTATTGCTTCTGGGTTATCAAGTCCATAGTTAATATCGTTTTCATAGCTATCACCATCAACAGCAAGACTATCTGCGAAATCAATATCATTTTGAGATTGGTCCTCTGAGTCTAACTCGCTACTTAGTGATGTTTCTGACAGACTTTCTCTTATGAAGTCTCTAAGTTCTTTTTCAGACATTTGTTTTTCCATTGCTCATTTTATAATAAATAGCAAAAAAAAGACCCCCTTGCGGAGGTCTAAAAAAATAAACAATATGATATTACATGGATTTCTTAAATATCTCAAATTCATCGCCATCTGATAGTAAAGAAGAATCTCCAACAATGTTTGCGATTTTTACCGCCTCATTGAAGATTTCTGTGTTTTTTTTGTTACTCAACGGTAATTTGTTATCCGATTTAACATTTAATGTATGTAAGTATAATTCCAGAGAAATAAAATTTCTCTTATTATTGTAGTTAATGTTCTCTGGAATACTCTTAATATAGATGTTTTCTTTCTCGTTTGTAAAGTATTGATTATCCTTTAAATAAGTTCTTAGGTCTTGTTTGTAGATGCTACTCAAGTTAGTGTTCAAAATATCCTTTAATACATCTTGATGCTCATCGGACATGCTTTCTACTGGTTTAGCCCAGAAGCTAATAAATATGTATACAGTCTCTGGGGCATCTCTATTTTCAACTGTCCCAATCTTTACATTGATATTTTTATTGTTGATAAGACTATCCTCAACCCTAATCTCCCTCGCAGTTCTTTTTGCTTTAACTTCCATACTTTGTGTTTCATTAATAATGAAATATAGGCAAAGAAAATTGCTAAAACAAAAAAAGTGAGAAATAATCTCACTTTTTCTTGCGTAATTTAAAATTTATCAGTATAGAACCTATTACAACTCATTAAGAGTTTCCCTTAGGTCAATGCATTCAAGGATGTAGTCATCAATTTCATTTGGAGAAACCTTTTCAATTCTCTCAACTTTACCTTTGAATTCCATCAATATTTCGTGATTTACCTTTTCTGTGTTCTCATTTTCAAGAAGAGAGTTGATTAGCTCAAGGTTTTCATTTTTGATGTCCTTAAGGTATTCTTCTTTATCACTGATTCCAGATGTAAGTACTGATAGAACTTCTTTTTCAGACTCATTAAGGTGTTCATATCTTTGGTTAAAGTTATTCACTGCCAGTTTGGTGACGAATTTCCAAGCCTCCTTAAGAGCTGGGGAATCATCTACCTCTAAAGATTGTTCTGTTTCCTCAACTTCTCTTGTAAGGAATTCTAATACCATGTCGTAAGCAATACCTTCTCTTTCAAAATCAGAGAATCCAGGGTTACTAACAGATTCAATCAAGGTATTTATAGATTCGAAAATTTCTCCATTTGCCTTGGCCTCAACATGACTCTCATCTGGATTACCAAGAAGCTCTTTTCTTAAGCTCATGTTTTCTCTTAGTATTTCTTGCCAATTGGCATTTCTGAACATATTAAGATTTTGGTTTAAGAATCTTTCAGCTAATCTTTCTTTAGCAAATGGTTTACATTCCTGGATGTTTTTGTAGATTAATTGCTGTTTCTTCAAGTTGGGACTTGCATTTGTCTTCTTAATAAAACTATCAAGAGTACTACTTTTATTCTCTTTGATAAGTTCTATTGAAGATAGCTTGGCTATGCTATCTCGTATTGCTCCAAAGTTATAGCTAATATTTTCCATATTTTACAGGTCGTTTATTAATAAATACATTAAAAAAGACAATTAATCAAGAATTTTTTTTGGTTAATTCGTTTTTTTATATACCTTCGCCTTCAACAAATTTTTTTAAATCTAAAAAAGTACAAGAATTATGTCAAAGTATTTGAATGCTGGAAACGGTAAATTTTTCTACAATCAGGTTGTTAAGCCTGAAACTTCTGAAACGAAGACTGTAGAAGTTGCTGCACACCACACGTTTATCATTGACTGCTCTGGTTCTATGTGGGGAGAACTTTCTCAAATCCGAAAAGACCTGTACAACAAAATTTCTACAATGCTTAAACCTAATGATTCGGTAACAATCATCTGGTTTTCAGGTAGAGGTCAGTACGGAGTCCTTCTTGAGGATTACCACGTAAATAGCGCTATCAGCCTAAACAAGGTCAAAGACCTTATCGACAAGTATTTAACCACAGTTGGATTGACTGCGTTTAAAGAACCACTTGTTGAACTTAAGGAAGTAATCAAAAGAGTCCAAGGAAGGAATAAAGATATGCTTCACACAATGTTCTTCTTAACAGATGGTTATGATAACTGTTGGTCAACCAAGGAGATTATCAGCGCAATCGAAGGCGTTAAAGAAGAGCTTGCAAGCGCAACAATCGTAGAATATGGTTGGTATTGCAACAAAAAGCTTCTTAATGAAATGGCGACAGCTGTTGGTGGAGTTCATACATTCAGCAAAAACTTTGACGAATATGAGCCTTACGTAGAGAAAGCGTTCAATAACGGTCAGAGCGTTAAGAGAAGGTATATCAAGCTTGACCACGCACCACATGGTGGAATCGTGTTCAATATTGTTGATGGTGACATCATCACATATCTTCCAAATGAAGACAATGAAATTTTCGTAAGCGTTGAAGGTGAAGTGAATTTATTTTACTTTACTGAGACAACTCCAAGTGCAACTTGCATTGGTGATGAAAACTTCATTTCTGATGCAACACTTAGAGGTGATACTTCTGATAGTATTTTTGCTGGACTTTATGGGGCCGCTTTTGCATACTCAAGAAGTAGCGACTACAACATGGTGTCTGAAATATTGAAGCTTATTGGTGATGCTTATTTAATTACTGAGAAAGCAAATACTTTCGGTACTCAAAAAATCAATGAGCTTGAGGCTAAGTTTATTAATGCAATGAACAATGAATCTCAAAGATACACTGAGGGATACAACCCAGACCTTGAGCCAGCTGAAGATGCTTTCTGTGTTATGGACATGCTTGAAACATTAATGTCAAGTGATGAGAATGTCTGGTATCCAAGACACGAGTCTTTTGGTTACAAGAGAACTGGGGGAAAAGCGGTTGCTAAGAAATCAGATATGACTCAAGATGACAAAGATGAAATCAAGAGACTTACTGAGGCTGGTGACATCTCAGCACTTCAAGTTAAGTTGCAAGAAGTAGGTGAGAACACAACTGAAACATTGAAGTTCCAGTATAACGAAGAAATGCCTTCAAGTCCAATCTCAAACCTTACATGGAATGAGACAAGAGCTAATCTTTCTGTGCAGGTAATGTACAAAGGATATGTAGAGCTTCCTGATAATGAATTTGGCTTAGGACCTAAGTTTGATACTCACATTTTCAGAAACTACACAGTCATTAAGGATGGTGTGATTCACACTTATGAGCTGCCAGTGAGCTTGAATAAAGAAACATTTGATACTTTACAAGCCAATGGACTTCTTGAAGGTGAAACTTGGGAGTCTGGTAAAATTATGGTTCTTAACTTTTCTAAATTGCCTGTTATTAACAGACAAATGGTTAAGTCACTTTCTGCAGAGGCTTTGTTCAAAAAATCTCACGAGTTAATCAAACTGCAAGCTGCGAACTACGTGTTCAATCAGTACAAGAAGAGATTGTTTGATGGTGCGAGCAAAGGGTTCCTTGACCTTTATGGAGCTGAGGCTACGGAATGGTTGAAATCTCTTGGTCTTAGAGACTATGGATTTAACCCACCAAGTACAGTTGAGAAAATGAACGAAGAAATCGAGGTTAACACTCTTGAGGTGAAAATCAAAGGTTTATCTACAGCTCCAACTAAGAAAGATTTTGATGCTCTTGAGAAAAAATTCCAAGCAGGTCTTGATGAAAGTTCTCTTTCAGGTAAAGAATTGCTTATTGCTCCAGCAATGAAGGAATTTAGAGCGTTCGAAGAAACTCTTAGCGGTCTTACAGATGATGCCAAGAACAAGATGATTGAAGAATGGATTTACAGTAAATCTGATTCTTTCAGAGGAACTAAAACTCAGTTAATGACTGAGATTGCGAAAGCTAAGTTCTTAACAATCGTTGGAAAATCTTGGTTCCAAGAATTCGCAAGCAGAGAGGATAATGAATTGACACTTTCACTTGATGGTCAAGATATTTCTTGTACCGTTGTCGATAAACAAGCAACTATTAAGTTGTAATCATTCTCTCCAGAATGAAAAAGAAAAGGAACTCAATTGAGTTCCTTTTTTTATTTTGCTTCAGCAAGTTCTTTGCTGTTTTGTTTTTGTTCTTTTAAGATACTCTTGTAAATCTCAACTCTATCAGCTGTGACGTTTGTAATCTCATATCTATCCTTCACATACTCATGAAGATTTTCGGCCAACTCCTGTCTGTATGCTGGGTCCTCAATAACTCTTTTCATGTGTTTGTACCAATCCTTCTTATCATTCTTAACAAGAAGCCCAGTCTTACCATCTTCGATAAGCTTAGAATAGATTCCGAAATCCTGAGCAATCAATACCTTCTTTTTCATACCAGCTTCAATAATTTTCAGCTCTGATTTTACTTCATTAAATACGTGTCTCTTTTTCTGAATCTGAACTGATTGCCCTCCACCTGGTTTCTGATGAATTATTCTATCCTCAAAGGTATCAATTAACGGAGCAAGACATACGTCTGTGTAGTCATAGTGTTTCCCATATTGAGTGAGAGGAAGAGTCCATCTTCTTACATAATTCTTCAAGTATTGGTCATCCTTATAATCACTTGACTTTGCTTTTTGAATTTTATTGAGCCACTTGTAATATTCTGGGTCATTCGCTTGGTCTTTATATCCACCTGTAAAAATCTCCTCGAATTTACACCATACAGTCTCATGAGGCTGAATGTTCCTTGTTCTTCTCTCACCATTTGGAAGCATCTCTGTAATCGTCCCCCTGGTATCAAATCCGCACATTATAATCTGGAATTTGTCTCTTAGGTCATTGTTTGACCATAATTGTTGTAATCCTGGTCTCATAAGCTCAAGGTCATGAAGATGAGAAGAACCACCAATCCAAGAAATTCTACATTTATTAGAAACATTCTCGGTTACTTCAGAAGTCCACATTTGATGCTCCATGTTAAGGGCATTAGGTATTATCTTGACATTTGGATTATACTTTCTAATGTAGTCAGCAAACACTTCTGTAGTTGTAGTCACATAATCAGCAAGCTTAATGTTACCAAGTATTTTTTCACTTAATCCATCTCTCTTCACTATTTCATAAAGAGGGTGAGTTGAAGGTGGCTCCCAGAAGTCATCAATATCCATAATTAGTACAGTTCCGCTTTCCTTTATTTTAGGGAACAATTCTGCGGAGCCTTCATATGGACCAATGTGTCTGTGAAAGTGAATTATATCAAAGCTTTGAAAATAAGCAATGTTATTGATGTTTGGTTGATGATTAATTTCAACCTCAACTTCATCTCCAAAATGTTTTTCTATTGCCTGTGCAGGCCAGATTGACCTAAAGTGACCAACACCTTGTGTATCACTTGGAATAATTAATAATTTAATTTTTTTCTTCATACTCTCTTGCCTTTGCTTCTGTGGCTGTTATAGTGAATGTCATGACTCTGGCAATTCCATTTTCATCAAGATATGAAATATCTCCAACTGCCATTCCTTTGTCAATTAATCCTGGACTCATGTCCCAATTTACTTTGGTTTCTATGTTTATTTTTGATTTTAGTATTTTAGATAACTTTTCTCTAATAACAGAATCATTCTGCTCGAAAAGGACCTGCGTGCCCCAATATTCAATAACCTTCCCAATTAATTGTCCATGAAAAGAAGGTAATTCTCTGTCGTCTATCATAATTCTATTTTTAGAAATATAGAATTTGAAATATCCAAAATCAACACTTAATATCAAAAAACAAAAAAAAGAGAGCAATTTTTTGCCCTCTTTCACTTAGTTTCAGTTTGTTAAGATTTTTATTTGTTGGAGTAACCTTCAACGTTCTTAACAGCATCAGCGATGTCCATCATAGATTTGCCAAGCGGTAGATTTAATTCCGAGTTATCAAAACTTCTATCAACTTCAACCACACCCCTTCTCTCTTGAGCATCAAGTGGAGCAGTAAGTCTGTCAATAGAAAGAACTATTTCTCCAGGATTTAATATAAGCCCAGGATTCTGAGCTCCACCAAGAGCAATAGATATTTTCACTGGCGACTGAGTGATGTTTTTAATTTTCCAAGTATTCATGATAAGTGTTTTTTTAAATGTAATTATTAGGCTCAATAAAGTAAAGTGAATTACGATTTTATGTAACCTCTGGTTTTTGAAATCCTTTCTATAGGAGTGTAGTAAATCTCATCACCACATTTCCATTCTTGAATTTCATTATTTTCTCTGATGAGCATTGATTTATCTCCAGAGTTAATTTTTTCGTTAAGCTCTTTAGGAAGTTCAACTTTTTGGAAATTATTGCCTTCTACAATTTCTACCATTGTTATATTGAACTCTATTTCTTCATCACCATGTTCAACAGATTCTTCCATAGGTTTAACCAATTGGTCTTCTCTGGTTCCGTAACCACCTCTCTCTCCTTCTGGAGAATCAATATCTTCGTTTACAGCTCTTTCTGTGTTTGTAAGCAAAGAGTCTTTAACAATATCCATTACAATGTCGTGAACTACCTTTTCAAGGTCAACGGAGCTCTTTATATAAGTTTCAAGCTCATTCTTAGTTGGCTCATCAATTTGTGGCATAGAAGGTGCTGCATAAGGATTTTCTTTGTAACCTGGCCCCCCAGCATAATCTGGCACTGCACTCTTTTCTGTGAAACTACTTGTACCATTGGCGTAGTTAAAATTAATCTCCCCTATTTCTTCAAACTTGGCAACATAAACCTTCGCTCTCGTCTTCCCCTGTTCAATCCACAAGTCATTCATTGATTTTTTCACATCTGGGTCATCCATGAGTCTCATTGGTTTAAAACTAAGATTTTCTCCACTTTCTCCAATGTCATTGTATTGGAATACGAATAACTCACTTGGCTCAGCTTTTTTAAGCATCTCTGGCAACTCTGGAGTATAACCCATTGTTGGAACAGACGGTTCCTCTGTTGCTGCAGAACCAGGGTCAACAAAGAAAGATTCAGTATCACCAGTTGAATTTACTGGTTGGTCTGGAGAAGCGATTATTTGACTCTCATCAGGAAAAACAGCATCATCCCCCACATTTGGGAAAGCTGGAGTATCAAGTTCTGAAACTACTCCTGGAATTTCTTTTGCAGCCTCCCTTTTCTTAAGAGCCAGGATTTTATCTTTAATCCTTTCAACAGCATCTTCAGGAAGTGCCTCGTGAAGGTTTTCCTGTCTTATTCCGTTCGCAATCAATGCTTTTAGTTCTTCAATGTTGATTTGTTTTGACATAACACGCTTTTTTATATAAATATTAAGTTTTTTATTAAATCAATAACCCTTTGCTTTCCCTAAAAAATTGCTTATTTATTAATATACAACTTATACTTATGTATGGCGAAAAATAGAAATATCCCAAGAAGGGAGAGTAAGAAGATTCCAAAACATGAATTAGAAGAAATTGCGGAATACAAAAACTCAATTAAAACAGTGAATGAGTTTGTTAAGATAAGGGGGCTTGATTTTGAGCTTACGTCTAAACAAAGAAAATTGATGGCCATTCTCGACAAGAACAAAATCATTACAGTAACTGGACCTCCAGGAACATCTAAGACATTTATAGCCTGCTATGCAGCAATACAAGCACTTCTTGCAGGTAAGTGTAAAAAAATAATTCTCTCAAAACCAACGGAAGTTTTATCTGGAACAAAAGACCCTGGAGCATTACCAGGAACAATTGAGGAAAAGATGGCTGTGTACGCAGAATCTTTTATTGATTCTTTTGAGGAATTTCTAACTCCAAAGGATTTTAAGCATCTTTGGGATGAGAAGTTGATAGAATTTAAGCCAGCACAATTCCTTAGAGGTCGCTCCCTTAAAGATTCTTACATCATAATTGATGAGTTCCAAAATTTTGACATAAAGGCCCTTAAAAGTATTGTGACCCGTCTTGGTAGAAACAGTAAAATTGTCTTCATGGGAGATACCAGACAGAATGACATTAACAAGAAGTATGTTGCTGTCGATACTTTCATAGAGATAATTAGTCCAGTAGATGGTTGCGACAACTTCAAGTTTGAAAGAAACGACATTGTTCGTGAACAAATACTCATTGATATTATTGATAGATTTGAGAAATTTGAAGATGAAGATAGGATGCCTGGCACCATAAAAAACACGTAGGTAGGGGTAAATTTTTATTTTTTCTACTATTTATAGAAAATTACAATTATGAACATAAGTTATTTTCAACCAGAAATGCCTGATAATTCTAACAAAAAAACTGATAAGGGGTTACTAACTCCAGAGCAGTTAAGGGAAAACGCTCAGAAGAAAGCTCAAAAAATTGAACAATCTAAGAGTAACAACGGCCTTTTGTCAAAGAATGAAGGTAGGCTACTTACTAATGATGGTAGAGAAATCTTTAACGAAAACAAATAAGGCCATGAACGAAGAAAACAACAAACCAATCGACAAAGGCTTGATTAAGCCTGAAGACATCAAGACTCCAGCAAAAAAAGTTGACAGAAAGATAAGTCTTAAGAATGATATTGTCGAAAGAGAAGGGGACATCAAAATTGATGATGGAAGAAAACTCTTAAAATAATTGGCTCAGCCATAAACAAAAAAAGCTCGATTTTTATTTTTAGTCGAGCTTTTTTGTTTGTAATAATTTTACTGAGGATTTTTTACCATTTTCTGGATGTTCTGAAGTTCCATCCCTCCATCAACAATCTCTTCGTATCTATCATTAATTTTTCTGTAGATTTTAACCTTACCACTTCCTCCAATACTAAGATTTGGAAGCGCAGCTAAGTCACCTGATTCTAAGCCAGGTATATTTGTGTCAACAATTCTATAATTGTTTCCATCCTCGACCTGTTTAACTAAATCAAGTTTAAACCTTTGCGTTTCAATTCTAAGAACCCACCCTTTCTTGAAGTTATCGTTTTCGAATTCAGTCATGTTTTGGTTATTGAACACGTTGGCACCCTTAGCAGAAATATCAACAATTTGGCTATGCAAATCTGTCTTCTGCTGGTTGAGCAACTTAACCTTAGTGTTGTATCCATTAATTACCTTTGATAAAGCATCCATTTGCTCAGACTTAATTCTTTTTAATTCAGAATAGTCTTCTTTGCTAAGGGCGGATTTTTCTTCGTTGTTAAGTTTATCGAGTTTTTTCTCAAAAAGCCCAATAACATCGTTAACATCCTCCATAGAATGCTTAACCTCAGCAGATACGTCTTTTAAAAAAGAAGCCTGAGATTCTTTTATAATTCTCAGGCTCTCTTTTTTAATTAGGTCTCTAATTATTTTTTCCTTATCATTCATGAAGAATGTATGTTTTATCTTAATTTAGCAAGCGCCTTCATTCTTTCAAGTTCTCTATCAAGAGCGCTTTTTTGAGCTGGAGTTTTTCCTTCGCTAAGTAAAGTTGTTCCTCTTTGAACACCCTCTTTAACATGCTTGTCTTTTTCCATGTAGTCGTTGAATCTTGCTTCAGAATCTTGAGCTGGAGTTTCACCTTCAATTGGCTCAGCAAGGTCTTCGTTAAGTGCTTCCTCTTCGTCACCATCTACTTCAATAGTTTCACCTTCTTGAATTCCTTCGGCAACCATCTCGTCAACTTCCTCGACATCAACATTTAATCCCATGTCGTCTTCGCTTTCTTCAGTTTCTTCAGTTTCTTCTTCACCAAATTCTTCAGTTTCTCCTGACATTTTCCCATCAAGTTCTCTACCAAGTTCAGCAAACTTCATCTCGAAGTATCCCATTTCTGGAGCTTCTTCTTCTCCACCAAGCTCCATTTCTCCTTCGATTTCTTCATCCTCTTTCAAGTGACTTCCGATTTTTTCGAATTTTTCATCATACTTCTTATCTGCCTCTCCTGCTCCAGTCCATCCAGTAGATTTAACACCCTTAAGGCCACCTGCTTCTACTTCAGAAAGAGTTTCTGGAAGAGTTTCTAACTCTTCGTTAATAGCCTCAAGTCTTGCTTTGATTTCCTCAGCTCTTGAAGCGTCTTTTGCCATAGATGCATACTCTTCTTTGATGATTTGTTGTAGCTCGGCTTTAGTTATTTGAAATTTGTTGTCTTTTTTCATGACTATTAGTGTTTTCTGTTTTATGATTATTTGTTATTTCCTGATTTAGAAAGCTTCTTCTTAAGGTCTTCAATTTCAGCTTTAAGTTTAGCATTCTCATCAATGATGTCTTCATTGATTGCTTCTTTTTTATCGCTCTCAGCAAATTCTGCTTCTAATCTTGCGATGTTTGAGATGTTTTGAAATTTATCATCAACAAAACCATGCTTATGGTTGTCAGACATATCTCCTACAAAACCGAAAGACCCAGCCATACCTAAGCTTGCTTCATTAAGTGATTGAAGCTCTTTTTCGATTCTTTTAACCTCTTCATAAAGCTCTTCTTTTCTCTTGATTCTAAGACCTTCCTTAAGAATAGCTTCTTTAATAGCGTTTGGGCTAACCTTTGATTTATTCATCTTTACTCGTTTTTCTAATAAATATTCAAAAAAATTGATTTTCTCAATCCAATTATTTATTTTTCATCCAAAAGCATTTGCTTTCATATAAATAGAGAGAAAATGTAGAAACCAATAATTTTTTAAAATTTTACACATGGGAAAGTTAATAAACGCAAACAAAGATGAATTCCAACAAATTATAGAATCTGAAACAGGATTAGTTCTTGTAGATTTTTGGGCAGAATGGTGTGGGCCATGCAAGATGCTTGGACCTATCTTAGAAGACATTACAGAAGAGGTTGAGGATGTTACAGTTCTTAAAATAAATGTTGATAACGGTGATAATGCATCTTTATCTGCTGAATTTGGAGTGAGAGGAATTCCTACAGTAATTGTCTTCCGAGATGGAGAGCAAGTGGATAAATTCGTGGGATTAAGACAAAAGGCTGAGATTATGTCTGTTATCGAAAAAAACACAGAATCTAAAGCGGATGAGTCAGAAGATTAATGCAATAGTATTTAGCCAAGACAGACCTGCACAACTTAAGTTATTTCTTGATAGCGTAAATAAGAATGCTTCAGATGTCTTCGACCTAAATGTGATTGTTAGTCACACAAGTGAAGAGTTTGATAAGGGGTATGGTAAATTAGTTCACAATCCAAAGTTTAATGGTGTGAACTTTTTTTTCGCTGAGTCAGATTTTAAGGAACAAGTCCTAAGGTTATTAAATACCGATGGACAATACTCTTGTTTCTTCCTTGATGATGACATTATATATAGGGGCGTTAAACTTGAGGAAATTACCAATCAGTTGGAGTTGGATGATGATGTAGCCTGCTTCTCCTTAAGACTTGGAGAGAACACAACCAATTGCTATACACTTGGAACAAACAATGTGTTGCATGACATGGAGTATAGTGGTGATATTATGAAGTGGGATTGGAGCCTTCACTATCTTGATTTCGGATACCCATTCGCAATGGATGGTCATATCTTCAGGAGAACAGACATCTATAAGCTTGTGAAGAAATCTAAGTTCACTGGAGTTGAAGAGCTTGAGATGGCTCTTTTTGACTTCGCTGAAATGTTCCCAAGAAACAAGATGGTGTCATATAAACACAGCGCACTTGTCGGTGTTCCAATAGGAAGGCTTCAAGAATCTCTTGATAACGAGATGACAATCGCTCTTAGAGAGAGTCGTGCCAGATTAATGAGACTTGAGATGAATAATCAACTCCTGGATGGGAGTTTTATAAATTTAGAAGAGATAGACTTTTCTAAAGTAAACGGATGTCATCAGGATTTAAACCTTGGTGTAGAACTTAAAAAACAAGAAGAAAATGAATAATATTAATTATGTAAACCCTCTTTTTAAAAGAGCTAAATCTCAACTTGGAGCACCAATTGTGGATATTGAGATAAATTATGAACAAATGCAAGATTTGTTTGAAAATGCTAAGGAAGTATACAACATGCTCAACGAATCAAACGATATTGAGAGAACAAAACACTTTAGAGACTTCTGGGTTGGTCAATATTTTGTAGCTCTATGCAAGGAGACCCTTGGGAGAATTAGAGGAAAGTTCAAAGGAGAACTTCCTATTCCAGGTTCAGAATTAACTCTCAATTATAAAGATTTGTTGACAGAATCAGAAAGGGAAAAACAATTTCTTAGATACTTAATACTCAAGGATAAGAATATTTTAACAGAAAATCAACAACCAATTCTTGCTGCTTATATCGCAATCGGTAATCTTGATTATGAAGATGTTGAAAAATTTATTGATAACGTTAAAAAGAAATTTAACGAAGATAATTTAATAAGATATTTTATTCCTGTTAGAGGCAGTGACACAAGAGTTGAATGCGTCTATCCAGTTAATGGAATAGATGCGTCTACAAAAACTTCCATAGCCAATATGGAGAAGCTTTTAATAGAAATAACTGAAGAAGAGGAAGATGATGAGTAATAGAATCACAATAATAACTCCATTCTACAATCCAGGTCCTTTCTTGGAACAGTGCGTGTCGAGTGCAATATCCCAGAATTATGATAACTACAAGATTATCTATGTTGATGATATGTCAACTGATGGTAGTTATGATAAACTTCCAAAAGATGATGAAAGAGTTGTCGTTATTAGAAACGAAGTTCGCAAGACAGCTCTTGAGAATCTTCATAACGCTATTATGAACCACTGTGACCCAGAAGATATTGTTGTTATTCTTGACGGAGATGATTGGTTCCCGAACAAAAAAGTTCTTCAATATGTTAATGAGCAATATCAAACCCAGAATTGTTGGATTATGTATGGGCAGGCAAGTTGGACAGATGGAAGACGAGGATTTGCAAGTGCATATTCTGCAGAGGAATTTGCAAACGTTAGAAAAGCCCCGTTTAGAGTATCTCACCTTAGAACTTTTAGAGCTGGACTCTACCAGGCAATGGAGAAGCAGGACCCAGATTTTTCTGGACTTAAAGATGGTGGTGGAGATTTTTATAAGAGCTCTTACGATACAGCAATCATGTTTCCAATAATGGAAATGGCTGGTCATGAGAAGACATTATTTAATGATACGATACTTTATATTTACAACAGAGATAATCCAATTAGCGATGACAAAGTAGACCAGAAGTTGCAATGGGATGTTCACAAAGAGGTTTCTAATAAAAAACCTTTGAAAAGAATTTCAGATTATAATGCTTAAAATTAAAAACATATCGAAATCTGCTATCTCTATTTTTTATATCAAAGATGGTAAAACCATTAGGGTAACAATAAAGCCTGGAGAAGAGATATTTGGGGATTCAGCAAGAACTCCTCAAGTAAATCATTTTCAGAAAATTGGAAAGATAACGGTAATTGAGAACGGGGTTAAGTCAGCGCCAAACAATAAAGTAATAACTCATGGAGCAATTTATCCTCAGAAAAAAATAAGCAAAGAAGAATATTTGAATATGAATACAAAAAATGAATTTGAGTCAAAGTCAATACTTGAACTTATTGATAGCAGAGCTGTTGACTACAATAAAGTTCTTGAGAATAATGTGTCTGTAGTACATGATGCTATGGATTTATTTGACGTTAGTGCGATAATTCCTGTAAGGGGTAGAAATGATTTTGCAGAACCTATGTATAAGAGTTTTTCTGTGGCTGCCGCAAAATCTGGATTAAAGATTTCTTATACAATGG